TTACAGAGTTAACAAGAAGAGGGGGTATAGAGGGGGTATGGGGGAGATATAAGGGATCGCTGTGAGGGGAGTATGGATTGCTGCTGAGACCCTGATATAAATCGCCAGTTTCAGCCACTTTCAACAAACCTAATACTGGTAGGTGTTCTCGTAAATTGTTCTAGGGTTTCAGCACATTTTCATACTGTGGTTAAGCTCCTCAGCTTATACAAAACCCACGGCGCCGTGCTCACCAACCCCGTCGCAGACACCTACCCCCTCATTTTCCCATATACCCTTCCCCTCAGCCTACCCTACAAATAAAGGGTAAAAGTTATCCAAGAATTATAGTTGGCCGAAAACGTCAGCGCCGCGCAAACAGTGGACGAGATTCACTCCCACCTATTTGCGCACACAGATACCCTCGAAACTTTTTGGGGATTATAATTTTTCGATTTTTTCGTCTAAGTCCCCGTACCCTTTTTCTGCGTTTTGTTATATATTCGCCCTCCGGCGGGCCTCAAAAACGCCGAAAAACTCGTAAAAGGAGTACATACAGTGCAGTTTAAAAAGCTGACCCCCTATCAGGTGGCCGAACTGACCAAACCCCGCGGCGTAGACCGCTCCGTCAAGCGTAAGCGCACCAACGGACTGGCCTGCTATACCCCGCTGGGCGACGTTCAAGCCAGCCTTCGAATCACCGGCACTCGCCTAGACAGCGACAGCGCCGAGATGATCACCGCCGCCAACTACTTCGCCAACGGCCTGCTCCAAGCCACCACGCAGAACTCGCCTGAGGTCTACCGCAGTCTTATTGGCCCGGTGCGCTACAGCGACAGGGTGCTGGGCATCTACTGCGAGCAGCTGATAAAGGGCGCGCTGGGCCCTCGGCAGGATCTGGCCACCTATGGCCCGGTCAGCCCCTGCCTGGTCCCTTACCTGTTGGGCGGCGTCACCACCAAGGCGGTGGAGGAGTTGTGCTACAGGGCGCTCGAGGTCATGGAGTTCTTCCCCGATCCGCCCAAGGCGCTGACCCTGCAGAAGGCGCTGTCAAACGTGGGCTTCGGGCCTGGCATTCGCCACGAGGACCCGACTCTGCTCAGGACCACTCGCAAGTTCAACCACCTCAGCCAGCGTCAGGACTTCCTGCTGAACCTGCCGCGCGGGGGCAGCTACGCCAAACTCCTAATCAAGGACGGCGCTTACGGCGACTCGCTGCACCGCCTGCTGCTGTCGTGGAAGGACAAGGTGATCGCTGAAGCCGAGCTGCTGATGGACCCGCAAGGTGGCGAGATGACCGAACTCGCTGCGGTTGGACGCCACCCGATCAACCTGAACGACGTCAACTACTGGCGTGCGGTTCGTAAAGTGTTCGAGCAGGAGTGGGAAAAGCTGGACATTAGTGGCCGGCCGGATGACGCGGTGGCTGACGGTGAGGTCCTGATGGCTCGAAAGATCATCCAGCGCATCTCCTACAACGACAAAATGAGCGCTGAAGCGCTGGTCGGAATCTCGCTACTAACCGGGATATCCATCGCAAACTGGACTAGCTTTGCAGTGCAGGACGCCGAGCGGCGCGGTGAGACGTTCATTAAGGCAGACGAGGTTGACCGGGCGATCGACATGATCGAGATGCAGGCTCAGTTCAAATGTGAGTCTGAGCTGCGCGGTGATGCTTTATCCCTGCGTATTAAGGAGCGGGACACCCGTCGGGCAAGGCGCCTGAAGTCGACTGCCTGGCCTCTCTGGAGCACCACGCTCAGCAAGAGTCAGCTGTATGTCCTGCGCACAACCGGGGACGGACTCCCCGTCTACAAGTACAAGCCTCTCTCGCTAAGTAGCGACAAATAAGGCTTAGGTCCGACACTCTATCCTCACAAATGGGTGAGGTTCCCAAGGTCGTTATCATGAAAAACCAACCGCTGATCCGCCCCCACTGGGAGATGATCGACTGCCTGATGGGCGAAGTTCATGACCGCAAAGGCGCACTGCACGGTCGTGATCTGCTGTATTCACTCTTTCGGGACGTGGCCTGTTATGACGCCCGGTTCAATGCTTACGGGTTCATCTGGAACCACCAGCGCGGCTACATGCAGTTCACCGCCGCAGACGGCGAGGTGTATGTGGGGGAGGCGGCAATCGCCGCGTTCCTGGGGCTGGAGATGAAGACGTTGCGCGGCCGATGGGAGCCTGGGCACACGGCGGTGAGCATCATTTACAAGCGGTTCGCTGACCATGTCGAGGCCTACAGATGGATTCGCTGGCAGGTTCTGAAGATGGACGGGCACACCGACAAAGTGAAGGCTTTAAAGGAGCCTGTGAGAAAGGTTTTCCCTCAAATCTCACAGAAGAACAACGAGTTACAACCAGAAAAGGACTAAGAAATGGCCAAACTAACCGAACAAGAACAGGCCCGCGTCGAGGAGCTGCAACAGATCGGCTTCGAGGTGGTGGGCACTGGTATCAACGGCATGAACAGCTCGGGCAAGTCCTACGGGATCTGCTACTGGCGTTACATGCGTGGCAACCGGGTGAGTGCCTTGCAGCCTTCTCAGGAGGCTGCCTGGCGTGATGCGATCCGCGAGTGGGATGGGACGCTGAAGCGGGTGCAGCTGGACGAGGCGCAGCGCCAGCAGCGCAAACTCAATCCCAGCGAGCAGAACATCCTCAAGGGGCTTGAGGGCCGCGAGTATCGAGCGGCGCAGTCACAGCTGGAGCAGATGATCAGCAAGATGATCAGCGCCGGCCTGACCATCGACGTGCGCAAGATGCAGGAGACGTATGTCTCGTTAAGTGTCGAGCCTTTACCCATCGACGCGATGAAAAACACGCTGGAAAGCGCCGGTTACACGTTCGCTTTTACAGCCGCCGTGGGCTGGCGCTGCATGACTGAGGGTGTGAAGGGCACCGGGTCGCTGGAGACGGCCGTCAAGTCGGCCTGGAAGCACGCACTGGACAAAGGTATCAGTGAGCAGACGCTGACCAGCGTCTGCCTGGCCTACGCCGAGCCTGAGAAGGTGACCGCCCAGTTCGTGGGCGGGCTGCTCAAGCCTGAGGAGAAGATCGAGATCCTCACCAAAGTGTGGGACGGCACCGGCAACCCACCGGTAGGCACCACTTGCTGGGTCACGCCGCACAACACCATATGGGGCTTCCACAGCACAGCGCCCCACCTGTGCCAAGTCCTCGCCTACCGTGACGAATACGTGTGGCTTGAGCTGCTCAGCGACGTTGGCGAGACCACCTACACATTCACCACGACCCGCACCGACAAGGTCGACTTCAAGGTGTGGAAGGGGAACAACAAGGGCAAGCCTGATGAACCGAACTAAAAAGGAAATCGCCGCCTACCAGGCCGCCGCGCTGAAGATCATCACTGACCTCGGCGCGGTGCCGCTGGAAAACAACGTCACCAGTTACAGCCACACCATCAACACCAAGGGCCGAGCCCTGTGGATCAGCATCGGTGACGACTGCTGCATCTGCACCCGCTTCTTCGATCATGTCGAAGCCCGCAAGCTGGGCCTGGGTGATCGCCTGAACATCTACAGCGGCAAGTGGAACTGGATGGGTGGCAACGATCACGCCGAGGATATGCTGGACTTGGCTCACTTCCACGCCGCGCTTCGCAAGATCGTCAAGGAGGCATCGTGAACAACCCCTATAACCGCCCGGCCCGCCAAGAGCCTCCGGCAAACGCTCAGGTCCCGGTCGGGACCTGCCCTCACAACGATGGTCTGGACGGGTATCGCTGACATGCCTAAATACAAGGTAGAAATGAACGCACGGATCGATCTGCGTTACAGCCTCGAGGTCGAGGCGGCTGACGAAGACGAGGCCATGGAACTGGCGGTGAAGAACGCCCCAAGCGCGGCCAGCTATTGGGAAGTGGACGGGGACACCGTAACCCAGGTCGAGGCGGACTACGCCGAGGAGGTCGAATGAACAACGACCTGCGCAAACCGGCCGACAAGGCCGAATCCATCAAGCGCTACGAGGCTTACTGGCAGCGCTGCAACACCAAGGCCCACCACGAGATCGACTGCCCCAACGAGGACTGTGATCACCAGCTGAAGATTGCCCGCCCGGCCAAGGGCAGCGGTGAGATGTGGGACAGCCTGGCGACGTGCCCTTACTGCAACGGCACGTTCTTCTACGAGTCCCGGCCACTGCGTATCGACGTGGATTTCAAGGGGTTCATCTAATGGACCTCCTGAGGATGCACCACGAAACTTACGCGTCTTCCCGTGCCAGCGGCTGCATCGAGTACGGGTTCACCTTCAAGTTGGAGGGCAGCGAAGACTCTGAATTCGACCTGTGCCTGGGTGAGGTGGCGCCAGTGTTCATCGGCGAGGTGCAGGCCGAGTACGACAAACACCGCTGGGCAGCAGACGCCATCGTCGAAGCCTACAACGCCAAGGTGTAGCCATGGCCCACTACCAAGTCTACTGGCGCAAGGGCAAGCAAGGTCCGCCTCAAGCCTCCCACTGGTACACCTTGAACGGTGTGATCGTTTGGGCCAGCCCGGTGCTGGAGGATTGGGTGGGCAGGCTGCACGGCGACCTGGTGCATCACCTCTGGACCAACCCCAAGCCACTGTGGTGGATGTGCGAGGACCAGCGGGCACCGGAGTTGCTGGACGACCACTGCGTGCCGCCCACACAGAAGTACCACAAGCAGCTGATGCAGTGCCTAGACGCACTGCTCAAGGAGTAAGCAATGAGTCAAGGTAACCTGCTAACCAGCGAGGAATATGTCGCCAAGGGTGGCAACGTCTGCCCCTTCTGCGGTGACACGGACATCGAAGGTGGCCCCGTCATCATCGACCAAGGCAAGGCCTTCCAGAAAGTCGGCTGCAACGGGTGCGAAAAGGACTGGACCGACACCTACACACTGACAGGATGGGCTGACCAATGAAGCGCAACCCCGACGCAGTAACCACCGAGCACGTCGAGGCCTACCGCCTCGGCGTGTTCATCCGAACGCCGATCGAGAACATCGCGTTCTTTCAAGCCGAGCACAAGGCGGTGGTGGCCTATACCAAAACCTCCGGCTCGTTCGTCCTCAATGTCCCGCTGCATGAAATCGAGGCCACGCTGGCCGGCAAGGTGACCATGGTGCACCGCAGCTATCTGGTGCCCAACGACTTGCTGCCTGGCCTGAGCCACTGGCGAGAGGGATCGACGTGGGTCATCGAGATCCTGACCAACGTCCGCTACGGCGATCGGATGGGCCTGCTCGCCCATAAAATCCCGGTGAGCCGCCGCCTAACACGCAAGGTAAAGGCGCTGCTCAAGGAGGTCGCATGACCAAAATCAAACTTGTACCGACCCTCGGCGAAGGCCCACAGCTGTTCGTGGTGGTCGTCGATGGCGCCCTGCATTCCTGCCCCACGATGTGGCCGGTGCGGGCCTGGGACCACGGCGCCGCAGAAAAATTTGCGATCGCCGAGGCGGGCTACGAAACACCTGAGTGCGGTATCGACGACCGCTTGAACTTCGTCGATTCCACGCTGGTTGGCGAGATTAAGGAGGGCGCATGAGCAATGAAGTGCGCACCACCGTCTCGGTGGAGATCAAGGCCGTGCTCGACAAGGACCAGGCCTCTGCGCTCACCAAGACCATCAGCGACCTGATTGAAAATATCTGCGGCCCGGTCAGCCACGAAGTGGTGGCCACGGCGCCGTTCGATCAAACGTGGCAGGTGATCAGTCACGGGAGGATGGTTCGATGAACGACGAAGAACGCAAGGCTCAGGTCAAGCGGCTCGCAGACGAGATCCGCACAAGCCTGGGTGGACTGGCCGACGCCCTCGGCACCTCGCCGGAAACCGCCGCCGAGGTCCTGCTCAAGCGGTGGGAGCGAACCCGGCAGGGTGAAATGCCGGAGTGGAAGGGGATGTTCAGTCACGACAACGTGACGTGGCAGTCGCACTATGCCGGGCCCAATCAGGGCCAGCAGTACCGCTGCATTATCTGCGGCGCCGGAGGTGCATCAAGCAGCAGTGGCATCAAGCAGCTGACCTACAACTGCCACGAATGCACAGGCCAGTCGACCATGTGGCCGACGCCGCAATATGCCCTGTACCGGCAGCAATTCCTGCTGGCCGAACACCTGGGCAAGGCACTCAAAACCATCGCAGACGGCATGGAAAACGAGCCAGTCGTCTACGCCGGCCTGGTACTGGCCGGCACCCTGTAGGAGCGAACCATGGGACGCATTTTCGAGGCGGCCTTCTACCAAGAAGGCCGCTACCAAACGGTCGAGGACACGGTGCAGGTCTGCATCGACGCGGTGGAAGCCGCCGGTGAAGGCCGGGTAACCCTGTTCCACGAATCACCCAACCTGCCAGGCATGTCGCCGCCCACCGTGCAGCGCAGCATGGCCATGTGGCGCTACCAAGCCGGAAAATGGCACGCCATCAGCATCCACACCGGGGTCGCCAGCGAACTCGGTGAGGAAAAACCCCACCTGTAATAAGGACTTCGGACTATGAAACAGAAATTCAAGATGTACCTGTGCGTCGGCATCACCCGGACCCACGACGGCAAGCCGCAGTATGCCCTGAGCCGCTGGAACCCGGACACCGGTGACATCAAGTACCGCAGCGAAGCGCTGGTACAGGAAGTCGAAGTCGAGGTCGAGGTGCCCGACACCATCGACATCACCGCGGTCAAGATCAAGGTCCTCGAGGAGGCGTTGCAGACTGACCGCGCCGAGTCGCAGGTCCGCCAGAACACGCTGCTCGATCAGATCAGCAAACTCAAATGCCTCACCCATGACGGTGAGTCCGAATAACCGCTGTACCACCCGCTGTACCACCCGCTGTATCAACAAAAACCTGACCATTATGGAGCAACACATGCAATCGAAAAACGTCTTCCTGGCCTTGGCCATGGCCGCTGCCTTCGTCTCCTGCGGGGCTTCGGCCACGGGCTGGGGTCATCACGATGACAACGGTAAAAACCACGCCACCAAGGGCGAACTGAAAGCCGAAGCCGGTATCCGCGCCGACGCCGACAAGAACCTGCAGGGGCAGATCACCAAAAACGTCAACACGCAGAACGGTGTGAACAATCAGGTGCAGGGCCAGATCAAGGCCGTGGACCAGAAAGCCAACACCGCGCAGCAAACCGCTACCGGGGCCCAGCAGGCGGCGCAAATCGCCAACGAGAAGGCCGATGCCGGTGCGGTGCGAGCCGATGGCATTGAGCAGCGCGCCACGGTGACCGATAACCGCTCCATCAACAACGCGGTGCGCCTCGACGGCGCCGAAGCCGGTATCCGTGAAACCAACGGTGCGGTGAAGGCGGTGCGCGGCGATATCGCAACCATCAACGACGTCAACGCGGCGCAGCAGACGCAGATCAACACCTCGACCACGACCAATATTCGTCAGGACGGGCAGATCCAAGACCTGCAGAACTACGCCACCGACATGGACCAGCGCCTGGGCGGCCGGCTTGACAGCCAGCAATCGCAGATCAACAAGAACAGCCGTGACATCAAAGAAGCCAAGAACATGGCAGCCGCTGCACTGGCGGTCGCCGGTCAACAGTTCTGCACTGGCCAGGAATGTGGCTTCCAAGCGGCGGTATCGGCGGCAACCATCGGCGGGGCTCAGGCCCTGGCCATTGGTGTCGGCGGCGCGGTCTCTGAAAATGTCTTCCTGAACGCCGCCCTGACTTCCTCCTCCAGTGTGACTGGCGGCGTGGTCAGCGGCACCTATCGCTTCAAGTAACAGCGCTTTGCAAATATGCCCCGGATGCCGGGGCATATTTTCGAATCGACTGAACCACATGAGGACTGAGTAATGGAACGAATGAAACAGGGTGTGCGGCTGGCTGCGCACCACATCGACACCTGTCTGCCAAGCTTTTGGGGCGGCCATCCAACGCCGCACATCCAAGTCACCGTGCACCGCGGCATGACCTTCGGTGAACTCAAGGCCGAACTGATCAGCGAGCTGAACAACGGCCCGGTGATGGGCAGCGACACACCTCAGGAAGACGACGAGGTCTGGTTCGCTGCGGCGCGGCTGGCGGTGAGCGAGCTGGCCTTGACCGCTGAAGGTGGCGACGACCAGACGCCAATGTTCATGGACCTCGAGGAAGACAGCGAGGACGGCCAAGAGAGCGTCTACGCCTATTTCCTGTTCATGGAGGAGTAGGGGATGAACTACTGGATGAAAAGCAGCGACATCAGCAAGGCCAAGCCGCACACCCTGTGCGGCATCCCGGGCCACCTGATTCAAGTGGCCGGCGCCGACGGCCTGTGGGAGCGTCAGGAGTTCTTCGCCAGCCGCGAGTTCAAGAAGGAAGGCGGCCGTTTTGACATCTGCATCGCTTATGAGCGAGGTCACCCCAGCAACAAGGCCAACCACTTCAGCATGCGCTACAACTTCGACGGGGTCAGCGGCCCACTGGGCATTGAGGAGGCCGTCAAATTCTGGCCCGAGATCGCACACCTGGTGAAGTGGCACCTCTGTGCAGACGGCGTGCCGATGTACTACATCGAGAACACCCTTTACCGAGCGGCGGTGGGGGATCTGGAGCTGGCTCGAAAAACAGCGCTATGGCTGGACGCGCCGGAGCATTTAATGCTCGGTGCACCGGTCTATCTGGAGGTGGCCTTGCGTGAGCGCCTCCCAGCCCTTCAACAGAAATTCCGTGACGATCTGGCCGCTACCGGCCTGAAACTTCACCCGTAACCAAAAGGACTCAGCAATGGAAACCAAAGCAACTTTGTGCGGCGTGCCTGGCACGCTCACCGTCATCCCATGGGGCAAGGGTGGCCGCGACGGCAAGCCCGGCTTGTTCATGCACCAGAAGTGGGTCAGCGAGCGCCGCACCAAGACGGTCAAGGGCGAAAAGATCCTGATGCACGCCGAGGTCCGCTTCGACGACAACTGCAAGAACGGGCACAACAGCTTCGCGGTGATCGGCCACGGCTGGTACGACAAGTGGAAGGCCCGTGACTGGGACTTCTGCGGCTGTGTCCACGACGAAATCGCCGCAGTCTTCCCGGAGCTGAAGCACCTGATCAAGTGGCATCTCATGTCGAGCGACAGCCCGATGCACTACGTGGCCAACACGGTGTTCCACGCCTCGAACCGGGATCACAACGGCCGCCTCAAAGGCGAGCCGAACAGCTGGACCGAGCGTCTGCAGTTCGGCGACTTCCCGATCACCTTCAGCATCAAGGAGCGAGGCTTTTTGTCATGGCTGATAGCGGCGCTGGATCACCGCGCAGACACGCCGAAGTCCAACCCACAGCGCAAGAACTTCGACGTGGTCGAGGTGCCTTACGTGGCCAGGCCAGGCAGCTCCGACTACAAGTTCTCGCCCAAGTACAGCTTCGATGACTGGACTGGCGATTGGTACAAGGCGCCGTTCGATAGCCGCGCCGAGGCCGAAGAGTTCGCCGCTGCCCTCATTAAGTACGAGAGCAACATCAAGGTGATCAAGATCGTCACCGGCCGCAGCGAGGGCAAGGAGCGCGACTTCGCCGCCGCCCGCAGCTGCGGCATCTGGCCAGACGCCACCGACGAGCAGCTGTCGCTGCCCAAGGACGAGCTGACAGCACTGCTGGAGGCGCGACTGCCCGCCATGGTGGCCGAGTTCAAGGCGGCCATCGAATCCACCGGATGCTTCACCTGGGAGCCTGTCGATGACCCTGTCAAAACTTAAACCCGGTGACACGGTGCGCAGCAAGTGCGGTGCGCACCGCGCCACTTACGACCCCGACTGGTCGCCATCCAAGCCGTGGGCGACCTTCCACAACGGCACCGCCTGCAACGCCTTCGCAACGCTAGCTGAGGCCAAGCGGCATCTGAGCGAGGTGCACGGCGCCGAGTTCGAGGACACGCCATGAGTTACCAAACCGAAACCGTCCGGGTCACCTGGACCACCGACGTGGAGGTGAAGCTGGGCACACTGCCGCGCTTCATCGCGCAGTCGGTGGCCGAGGGCTACTTCCAGCCGCGTATCGCCGACGGCGAGCCGGACAGCGCCTGCGTCTTCGACGTGGGCGGCATCAAAGTCGATCTGTCCATCCAGCCGTCGTTCGAGCGGGACATGGTCGAGGCAGCTGAGCGCGCCATCAGCGAGCTGGACGGCATGGCCGGCGACATGATCCCCGACATGGACGGTGTGTCCTCGGTGGTCACGCTGCGCCAGCTGATCCGTGAATTCAAGGAGCGATCCTAATGGCCAGCTACTACGGCATGTACGGATCGAGCCGACCACCCAAGAAGATATGGCGCTACCCAGGCGTCCCGATCCCCTACCGCCTGCAATCTAAGTACAAGGAGGCCTGATGGCAGCCCACGAACCTCACATCTTTATCAAAGGTGAACGATTCATCGAAAACCCCCTGATGACCGAGGCCAGCACCGAAGAGGTGCCGCGCACCTGGTCGGAGCGGCTGTTCAGCCGACCATGGCGGCCGATGAAGAAAGTTAAGTACGTCACCACCCAGGTGCCGAGCCGCCAGGTGATCCGCGTCAACGGCAACTACTTCGCCCACCCAGCCCTGATCGCCGAGATCGTGGCTGCCACCAAACTGGAGGAGCAATGAGCCAGAGCCGTCTCGGCAGCCTGGTGGAAACGACGATCAACATGCTGGTGGGCTTCTGGCTCTCGGTGCTGGTACAGGCCGTGGTCTTCCCGCTGTTCGGGTATGACCTGCCGCTGCACAGCAACATGGCGATCGTCGCCATCTTCACCATCGTCAGCATGATCCGCAGCTATGTGTTGCGGCGGATTTTCAACTGGATCAGCAGCCGGAAGGAGGCAGCCGATGTCCTACTTTAAGCGCGTTGTTACCCTTTACCTGCCCAGTGGCACCACGGTAAAGGTGCCCTACGTCCCGGACGCCCTGACCTTCGAAGAAGGGGGCATGCAGATTCGCAACCCGTTCTTGTCCGACTGCGGCCGGTTCGAGGTCAGCCCCAAGGAGTACGGCTTCGTCGAGTACACCACAGGAGGCGGCAACATGGCGCTGATGAAACAGCTGCCACACGGCAAGTACATGCTGCTCACCGACGAAGACGGCACCAGCATCCCCGAGACCAGCGAGTGGAAGACGGCCTTGCTCGGCGTCTACAACGGCAACGGCGAGCCGATTGTTTCGGTGTGCATGGGCGATGTGCCGATGGACAGCTGATTCAAGGCAGGGCACTCGCTGAGTGCCCTGTCACTTGAGCCATCTGAAATAGCAAAACGGAGACAACTATGGGTACTTCACACCGCACTATCGAGACACCGGTTTTCAAGTTCGATCAGCTGAGCGACGAGGCGAAGAAGCGCGCCATAGAAAAGAACTACGACTGGAACACCGACCACGAATGGTGGGACGCCGTCTACGACGACGCGGTCATGATGGCCGGCATCATGGGCATCGAGATTGGCGATCGCCGAGGCAGTGGCCGGCCAGCCATCTTTTTCAGTGGCTTCAGCAGCCAGGGTGACGGCGCCTGTTTTGAAGGCACCTACAGCTACAAGAAAGGCGCGCTGAAGGCACTGAAGGCAGCGGCGCCGGCCAAACATCAGGACTTCCAGCAGGACGGTGTGTGGGTGATTCAGGAAGGCAACGCCGAACTGCAGCGCATCTGCAAGGGCCTGCAGGACGTCCAGCGTCGACACTTCTACCGGCTGGAGGCGACGGTCAAACAATACGGCCATTACCAGCACAGCGGCTGCACCGGCATCGAGGTGACCGACTGTGAACACACCTATCGCGACATCGGTGACGCCGAAGAAGACGTCAGCCAGCTGCTCCGCGACTTCATGGACTGGATTTACAGCCAGCTGGAGAAGTCCTACGACTACCTGACCAGCGACGAGGCTGTGGAAGAAAGCCTGGTAGCCAACGAGGTCGAGTTCACTGAGGAAGGTGACCGGGTATGAAGCACAAGCAACACCGCGTCATGGTCAAGTTATCCACAGGTTGGGCACAGGCCTACCAAGGCACCCAAGGCGAGTGCCACACCTTCATCAAAGCCATGCGCATGGCCGACCGCAAGCAGCAATGCCCGATCGTGACGCGCCGGAGCGTTCAAGAATGGTTAGAACAGATTTCACCGCATGGGTGCCGGGAGCCATCCTCCTCAGCGACGATGACCTCGTAGGCAAAAACCCCTACACCAACCTGCGTTACACGCCGGCCGAGATCTGGAAGCTGACGGCTCCCATCGGCCAGGCATGCCTGTTCACTGACACCTGCGTCAGCATCATCATGGCGCAGAGCAAACACCCCTAGGAGTTCCTCTCATGCCACAGAAGAAATTGTTAGACGGGACGGTCGTCAAGACCAACCTGCAGCCACGGCCGGTGGTCGGCTGGAGCGATTTGACGGAGGCCGAGCAGAAAGAACTCGACCATATCGAAACCGAGGACCAGCAGGCCGACTTCAACGGCTTCCGCTTCAAGGGTAACGTGTGGGACTTCGACGAGTTCACCAGGGTCCAGCACGACGGCGCGCTGGACAAGGGTGGCTGGGGCGGCGTGGCAGGGCAGTCGGCCTTCCACGGCGTGGTCATCAGCATCAGCAAGGACATGGAGACGGTGGTGGTCGGGCAGGTGTTCTCGTGAGCGTCGTCGACACCATTGAGTACAGCGTCTGCGAGGACTGCTCGCTGTACATCGGAGACGCTGATCTTGCGGACTACGACGCCTGTGAAGACGGCGTAGAACGGGAGCTGGGCGGCCGCAAAGGTCACTTCGTCCACGGCGTAGCGCCGACCGAGGATGACCCGGAAGGCTCTGGCTACGACGAGTTCAGCTGGCAGGAATGTGAACTGTGCCGCAGTGGCCTGGGCGGGTCGCGCCACGGCGTCACGCTGCTCCTCGAGGACTGACCATGGACGATAAAGACACGTTCCATACCTTCGGCTACCGCGGTGGGTTCATCCACACCTGCTGGAATCGCACCAAACGGTGCGAGGAAGTCAGCGTGCAGCGGTATGAAGGTGACAAGGCCCGGCCGGTTCCGACCGTGCACGGCGCCAAAGTTAGAATCGGTAAATTCCTGGCAAACGGTGGAAAAGCATGAACTTAGCAGCCAAATGTAAACTGTTTAACGCGCTCCAGCCCATGATGGAAGTGGAACTGAAACGCGGCAACTACGTGGCAGTGACCTACTGCAGCAGCCTGCGCCTGGGCAGCGAGGGGCATGACCCCTTCTGCTCCCTGCGTGTCCAGCCCGACAGCGTGCTGATCCGGCCGGAGTTCGACGGTCACCAGCTGCAGTTGAAGTTGTTCCACGGCCGGGTCGACAAGGACGAGGAGATGGAAGACCACGGCTTCGCGGCCGACAGTGTGGATGGCCACGTCCATCCCAGCGGTGACGCGATCATCCTCAAGAAGGACGGCATCGTGGTGGTCACCTACACCGGCGACACCTACACCGAGCAGCTGATCCAGATGGACGGCGACATGGTGTTCTTCGACGGTAACTACTACGGCGACTGGTCGGTGACCAACGATGCGGTTCTTCGTTAACCCCAACACCCGGATGACCCGCACTATTGATCCGGGTGATAGAGAGCCACCAGAACAATGGACGGAGGTTATAGAGGCTGACTATGACCAATTCCGAAAATTCACAAAAATTTTTTTCACTTCTTCAAACGAAAGGGAGGCCCGAATGAAATCGAACGGTCTGGCCTTGACCCTGCGGGGCATCAAGCGGGTGGCGAACAAGGCCAAGAAGGCAGCGCGCCTGGCCGGCGTCGACATGACCCACCGCCAAGCACTGGAACAAACCGCACAGCTGGCTGGTTACAGCAGCTACGAGGAAGCCTTCAAGGCGCTAGGAGGTGACGATGTCTGAGCCCGCCCGTTCGGTGGCCAGGGTTCTACAGATTGCCCGCAACCTGCGCCGCGAGGCGCGGGCCAAGGGTGAGCCCCTGAACCACTTCAAATCCCTTGAGGCCGCTGCTCAGCAGTGCGGCTTCAAGTCCTACAACCACGCAGTGATCGCACTGCCAGAGAAAGACCCAACCCCCGTTCCTCGGAGCTGAAATGCAAACACAGACCTACCCCAAGTCCAAGCAGCCTGAAGCGCTGACGATGCGCAACATGAGTCGCGGCGCGCCGATGGGCATGAGTAGCACCCACGAGGCACCTGACGACTTCAGCGGCACGCTGCACCTGTCACTGCTGAAGATGTCGCCGTGCGGCGCCTACTGCGACAAGAGTGGCACCTACTGGGGCTGCGCAACGCCGCGCACCGGCTGGATGTACCGGGCCTGGTACTACGGCGAGGTCGGCGACGACCTGGTGCACATCGAGATGTTTGTCCGGGGCGTCACCCGCCGTGACGCGAAGCTGAAAGTGCTGGAGCGCTTTCCAAAGGCGAGGTTTTATAAATGAACGAGGAACGCTTGCAGGAAATCCGAAGGGACGCTGTCGAGTGCATCCAGGCGTCGGCGCTCAAGCAGATCGAGACGCTGGACGCCATGCTGAAAGAGCACGGCCCATCACTGCTGCGCTACGACGAGGCCACCAGCGGGCCGATGGTCATGCCCAAGAACATCGTCACTGCACTGATGCTTCGCGAGGCGTGGCAGTGGAGCCCAACCGGCTGCCGTGTACAGATCAGCACTTCCCACAGCGCACCGCCCAGTACCAAGAAGGGCCGCAGCGTCATCGACATCATCCGAAGCTGGCTGTAAATACCCCTAGCCATCCAACCCAATTGCATAGGATACTTCGCCACTTGGCGAGGTATCTGCGTGCACGATTCAACGAGGTGCACTATGATCCTGAACGAACGCGAGGTCGACAAGGCTGACTTGGTCTGCCTGACGGCAGCCATGGTGGTGTGCAACGAGAAGCCTGACTTGGTGCCGGAAGGCGACGTGATGCGGGTGCCGGTGCCGGAACTGGGTGACTTCGGTCTGGCCGCGGAACTGGCGCTGGAGTACATCGTCACCATGCACCGTGAAAGCCCGGACGACTGGGACGGCTTGGTCTGGTACGAACTGCTTTCACTGGCTGATAAAGACAGCCTGGCTGACCGACTGGTGGAACACCTGACAACCTGGGATCTTAAAGCTGAGGACATCAGACAGATCGTGGTGGTCTGGCTGAAAGAAATCGGAATTTAACCACACGACAAGGACGCCCCGTGGCGCCTAAGGATTTTTGATGCAAGACATCAACATGTACCCGGTGCCCGCCGGGTATCGCTGGCTCGGCGGCCTGGTCGTCGACAACTTTGCAGGCGGCGGTGGTGCATCCACCGGCATCGCCCAAGCCAATGGCTTCTCCCCCGACATCGCAGTGAATCACAACGCCGAAGCGCTGATGATGCACGAGAAAAACCACCCGACCACTCAGCACTTCAACGAGTCGGTGTGGGAAATCAACATCCGCCAAGCAACGAATCGCCAGCCGGCTTTGATGGGCTGGTTCAGCCCCGACTGCACTCACTTCTCTGTCGCCAAGGGCGGCAAGCCGGTGAAGAAGGTCATCCGTGGCCTGGCCTGGATCGTGAAGAAGTGGGTCGGTCAGTCCGACATGGCCATGGTCTTCATGGAGAACGTGAAGGAATTCACCGGCTGGGGCCCGCTGATCGCCAAGCGCTGCAAGGTCACCAAGCGGGTGATCAAACTGGTGGCTGACCCGGTCAAGAAGGACAAGAACGGTGACCCCGTGATGAACGAGGTGGTCAGCGAACCGGGTGAGCAGGTCCGCTACTGGGACCAGGCGCTGGTGCCGGACAAGAAGCGCGCCGGCAAAACCTTCAGGCAGTTCGTTCGCCAGCTGCGTGAAGCAGGTTATCAGGTGGAGTGGCGCGACAAGGGGCTGAACGCCTGCGACTACGGCGACCCCACCACCCGCAACCGCTTCTTCCTGATGGCCCGCAAGGACGGGCTGCCAATCATCTGGCCTGAGCCTACCCACGCTGACAAGAAGTTCATGCGAGCCCACCCGGGCAAGCTGCAGCCGTGGAAGACGGCCGGTGACAACCTCGACTTCAGCCTTCCCTGCCCGTCGATCTTCGACCGCAAGAAGCCGCTGGCCGAGAAGACCCTGGCCCGCATCTTCAAAGGCATCCAGAAATTTGTTATCGGCGCAGGCGACGATGCGTTCCTGGTGAAAACCAACCACGCCTACGACCAGTTCCGTGGGCAGTCGCTGGACGAGCCGATCCAGACCATCACCAGCAAGCTGGGCACGGGGCTCGCGGCGGTATCGCTGACCAAGTTCAACCAGAACAGCGTAGGCCAGGCAGCGGATGCACCGATCGACACCGTCATGGCCGGCGCCACCCGCTTCGGTGTGGTGGAAGCGCAGCTGTCCGCTGCAGCGGTGATGAAGTTCCGCGGCGAGTCGGGTGGCAGTAGCATGAACACCCCGCTGCCCTGCATCACAGCCGGCGGCGGTGCAGCCCGCCCCGCTGGTGCACCTCACGCCCTCGGCGTGCTGGAAACCACACTGCAGCCGCTTATGCAGGCAGGTTGCATCGCCACCATCGACCACCAGAGCACCGGGGATACCTCGCGCTCTTTGGACGAGCCATTGTCGGTGGTGACCAGCAAGGCGCGGCACATTCAGGTCGCCGCACTGCTCAAGCATTACACCGGGGTCGTAGGCCAGACACTGGACAAGCCGCTGCCTACCATCACAGCTACTGACCACAACGCGGTGCTGGAATGCACGCTGGCCGAGCACGACCTGGACGAAGCCATTGAAGTGGCCCACATCCAGCGCGACTTCGGCAACAGCGTCGGGCATGCGGCGGATGAACCGCTGGGTGTGATCACTGCAGGTGGTGGCGGCAAGTCCGCCGTCGTGGCCAGCAGCCTGATCAAACTCAAAGGCACCTGCCAGCACGGACAGGCATTGGACCGCCCACTGGACACCATCGGTGCCCAGGGCAACCACTACGCCGCGGTGCAGGCCTTCATGATCAAGTTCTACGGCACCGGAGGCGCGGTTAGCTGCGACGAGCCGCTGGACACCATCACCGCCAAGGCGCGCTTCGGTCTGGTCACTATCAAGGGGCAGGACTATCAGATCGTCGACATCGGCATGCGAATGCTGGAGCCGCACGAACTGTACCGCTGCCAGGGTTTCCCGGCCGACTACATCCACGAGTTCATCGTGCCGTCCACCGGAAAGAAATTACCCAAGCATGCACAGGTTCGCATGGTGGGCAACTCGGTGCCGCCGGGCCTGGCCCGCGCACTGGTATCAGCAAACATCCCACGCTGGGCCCTCCAGCGTGACATGGCAGAGAGCGCCTAATGATCAAGGTCACCGCAAACAATACCAACGGCAACCTGCCGGGCCACGTCGAGTGGTTCACCGACATCAAGCGGGCCAAGACGCATGCCGAGTGGTGGCACAGCCAGTCAGCGCTGTGCAACGTCGAGATCACTGAGCCCCTCGGGGTTCAGCTGACCCAGGCCAACGGCGAAACGACCTTTGAAACTGCGCCGAACCTTGAGTTCGCCATGCAGGTTCGTGCCAGTTGGCAGGCTGTAATCAACAACCGCAAGACCAACCGCAGCCGTATCACCAAGGTCGAGATCCTCGGCGTGCCGGCCAAGACCGCGACCGCCACCAAGGAAGACGCGCTGGTCGGTGACTGGATGGCAGCCGCCCTCGATGACCACAAGGTCTCCCCCTCCATGAAGTACGACATCAACCGCTGGATGGACAGTAAGGAATGGGTATGAAAGCGCAATCAGTAGTTCAGGTCCGCACTCTGGCAGGCCTGGTAGACGCACCCTGCTACCACCAATGGAAGCAGAACATCGGTGGCATGGACCTGGAGTTCGCCCTGCACATCGAAGCTGGCCACGCCAAGGGCTTCAACGCTCCGCTGGCGATCAGCGAACTGAGCACCGGCTTCGACACCAAGGCGAACATCCGCCACGCCGGTAACCGCCTGACCACCAGCAACGTGGTGACCCTGCAGAGCGGTGTGGTGAAGAAGATTGCCCACGCCGCGCTGTATCACCTGGTGCACCGCAAGGTCGGCGTCGGCAATTTCCTGAGCGCCATGCTTGGCGCGCAGATGCAGATCAGCAAGATCGACCTGGGCAAGTACGAGGTGAGCGGCACGATGACCGAGACCTACCGCAACACCGAGGCGCTGGACAAGCTGCGCGGCATGGGTACGCCAGGCACGGCGACCTTCAGCGCCACGGCAACGCCGGAGCAGGTCGCTTTGTTGGACCAGATGTTCGGCGTCTGCGCGGCCTGTGAAGGCACCAAGGTCCTGACCACCACCGACAAGGACCACGAAGGGCAGCCGATTGAAGTGGCGTGCACCGAGTGCGCACCGAAGGCTATCGAACTGCCTGAAACCAAGGTCGGCGAGATGATGGCTGAGCAGCTGCGTGAACGCCGCAGCCATCTGCAGGAGCGTGCCGACCAGCACGGCACCATGACCGGTGACACAGGCGAAGGCGAGTACGACGAGATCTGCGAAGAGATCGACGACCTCACTCAGAAAATTGCAGACCTGGAGGGTACGCCATGCTCCAACTGATCCATAAAGGTGTGGTGCTCAGCGCTGAGCAGGTCGCCACGCTGGAGAAACAGTCGACAGAGATGTTCAACCTGTCGGCCCGCAACTTCCGCAAGGCGATCGACATCGCCCTGAAGAGTGCCGGCCACCCGGTGCCGGACATCGAGGTGGGCCAGGTAGTCACCTGGGACATCCGCGGCGTGCAGGACAAGGGCCGGGTCATCAGCTACGACGAGCGCGCCGACAAGTACCGCGTGACCTCCAAGCTGCGTGGCCGTGACGTCACCATCACTGGCCGGGACATCCGTGTGCTGGTCAAGGAGGCCGTCGATGGTGACGTTAAGACAGCATAAGTTGATTGGCGAACTGCTGAACCAGTATTTCAAGGTCTATGACCTGTACGCCAAGATCCAGGAGCCTGGGCACTTCACGGTGCAGGTCTGCGGCACGTACCACCCGGAGTTCCAGCCGGCAGCGTTGCGCGAAGCAAAGGACCTGCTGTGGAAAAAAGCCAACAAGATCGCCAAAAACCTCAGACGACTGGGGTTCTGCACCAGAGGCTTGAAGCCTCTGCGGGAGCGCGCTGCATGATAGAACCACGAATTGACAGCATCACCTACACCGCGCGCCGGGGCTCACCGCCTCGCAAGCTGAAGGAAGGCGACGAGAAGTACGTCAAGGGCGTGCTGATGGTGCGCCAGCAGATGCGCAGTTTTGGCCGCAGCATGGTCAGCAATGGCCGCCCGGTGTGGGAGTGGGTGGAGCACGGTAGCGAACGTGATCGCAACAAGGCCTACGCTCGCTACCGCACCATGCGAGCCGGCCCAGTGCTGGATGTGCCACCACCACCACCAGGCTGGCGGATCATCGAGTCTGGTCGGCCGGTGCCTGAAGGCAGCCTGGTGTTCATCCACGCCTACCGCGACGAGGACTTCACCGGCTGGCGGATGATCGACCCGTCCAAGGGTGAGCGCTTCGGGATGGAAGCCACCTACGAGGGTGAGCGCCGAGCGTTCGCCATCCCCAAGACCAAAAACGAAATCATGCGCGACGTCTTCGAGACGGTCTGCGTGTGCATCGCCAACGGAAAGATCCGCAAGCAGTCGGCCAGTGTGTCGGCCAACGTCGCCGTCAAGAAGTACACGGCGCGCTGCACCTGTGGAATTGTACCGGGAGAGGACAATGCCAAGACTCAGTGACAAACACATCGCCGCCATCCGCGCGGCGGCCGAAGACAACGATCAAACGTATGGCTTCGGCGACGTCATCCTCCTGTGCGACGAGCTGCAGGAGCGGCGCAAGAACAGCGAGAACGCACCGACCGCGCTGCTGGGTGACCGGCTGCTGGAACGGCTCTGCGAAGGCAGTAAGGTCAGCGAGCGGACCCGAGAAAGCCTGATCGAGATGCTGAAGAACGGGCGGATCAAGGACGTGTGGGAGGTGAACGACGAGGTCACCAACACCACGCTGATGGCAGAGCTGATCAAGCGCGTAGGGGATAACGAAGCCGTCTCTGACGCGCTTGTGCTGGCCCTGTTCCACGCGCTGCAGCGTCAAGGCTACTTCCAGACCATCTGCCCGGTAGACCGGGAGGCGCTGAAGAAGTTGCTGTACGTCTTGTCATCGCCTGATCAGCCGCACCTGCTCCGTGAGATGCAGGTGACCCGTGGGCTGCCAACGGCTGAAGGTGAGCCACGCAACCCTATCGACCAACTGATCGTTGACATGCAGGCGGTGAAGAATGCTACAGATTGAACAGATCAAAACGCTGCTCGCCGAAGGCCTGCACGTTTACCGTGGCACACCCAAGTGTGTGGACTACCGCGTGGTGTTCACTGATCCGGGCGACGGTGAACTTACTTTTTCCCACCCGAACGACGACACCGGGGAAGAGTGGCGCATGGTGGAGGCGGGGTTCGATCCTGAGGACTACCACCTGCACAGCGACAACCACCACTACGGCGGCCACTTCCACAACATGCGCTGCTGGGAGTTTGAGCAGGTGGTGGTGACCAAGGTGGTCAAGTTCTTGAACCCCCGGCCAGTACGACCTGGCTACCACCACTTCAACCACTACGTCGTCATCGAGTCAGCCGTACCGCTGACCGACGAAGACGCCTGCGAACGTGCCATCGACCTGGTGCTGGCCCTCGGCGCCGGCTTCGACGGTGACACCGCCAAACCTGTACTTGTTATCTGAGGTGCCCCATGGGTGTATCAATTCAAAACATGGTCATGAGCGACCATGACCTGGATCTCCAGGCACTTGACCAATGCATGTCGGACTTCCAGACCTTGTCGAAGCGGCAAGGTGGAGGTAACCGCGTGTCCTTCGTGACGCAGGTTGACCTGGATCACGGCTCGGTACTGACCGGCAACCCTCGCATGCAGAAGATGGCTTTCATCATCTGGCTCGAGCGGGACAAGGCGCAGAAGCTGCTCGATCAGAAGACGCCGGCCGGCATGAACCCCGAGCATGAGGCAGCACTGCGCAGCCTGATGTTCGCCCTACAGCATGTGTTCGCCACCGGAGCCAGCAAGTCACTGCTGTGGGGAGTGGACCTCAACGCACCGCTGGACAACCTGCTGGAATTGTTCGGGGAGTAGTCATGCCGAAAGCATTCAAACCCTTCACCCACCAGGTGCAGTGGCGCAAGCGCGGCTACTGGGCACCGGGGCCGAAGTTCAGCAGCGAGGAACAGGCCGTCGAGTACGCCGAGGTGCGCGCCCTGCCGGAAAAGCTGGGCACCTACCGCATCGTGCCGGTCACCCGCTGCGGTGAGATGTCCGTGGACCAGTGCCTGGCCTTGATGAAACTGATGCAGGCGGAACCGCAACACTGGCGGTCCCGCCTGGGCAAGTTCTTCGTGGATTTCACTCGCCCCAAAGGTGAGTGGTCGGACCAGGACCTGCAGCACCTGCAGGACCTGGGCCAGCGGTTCCCGATCAACAAGCTGTTCAAGCTGAACCTGCGCCAGATGCGCAACAAGCTGGAAATCGCCGACGCCAGAGAGCGGGCGGTAGGGATCGCCGAAGGGGTCAGTCACGTCGTTGCACTGGACGACAACCCCGAGGTGATGACCATCAACGAAGGCGCCTTTGTACAGGCGTGGGTGTTTGTCCCTAAGCGGACCGAGGATCAGCAGCGTGAACGTGAATACGATATTGCAGCTTACCTGGCCGGCCAGACCGGGTCAGTCGCTGCTTGAAGCAACATCAATAAAGCATCGTAAGGCTTTGGAAGCGCAGCTGTTTACCTGGGAAAAGAAACGCTCGGTGCGGTACACGGATCTGATCGAGTTCGCCAAGGACCCGCGCTTCCCGTCGGTGACCTTCACGCCGCTGGCGCAGCGCGGGATGTTTGAACTGCTGTCAGCGGGTAGCAACGATACGACCCGGTTACGGATCGCCAGGCGCGTTGACAGAGCGCTGAGCCTGAACGATCCGTACACCTGGACCGAGTACATCTACATCATGGACGACGGCAAGGCCAGGCTGTACGGCTGGCCCGGCCTGAGCCATGCCACCGCGCTGCGGCGCATTCGTAAGGAGTACCTGAAGTGAATGAACTCGACGTCATCCAAAAGTTCTTTGCCCTGCTGTTTTTGGGCCTCGCGCTGGGCGTGGTCTATGGGCTGATGTTCCCACTGTCAAAGCTGGTCGCTTCGGCACTGGCCTGGGTCGATGACAAGGAGCACAAGGGGTTCAGCCCGATGCTCTTGTTCGTGGCCCGGCTGCTTGGCTACAAGCCAGATGGCGACAGCGAGTACCGCTTCATCAACGGCAAGGGCCACAACAAGGACAAGTATGACCTGGCCATGCAGACGGTGTTCCTGATCTTCTGCGCGCCGGCCGCCATCTACCTGGCCATCAAGTTCTACCCGATCCCGCTGGCTGCAGCACTGCTGTACGCCATCGCCCACACGGCGCGGTTCGCCCGCCGCCACAAGAAACTGTTTGACGAACACGTCAAAGATCCTGGAGCACACAAGTGAACGAACCCACCGACTACGCATCCCTGGAGCAGCGCGTCCTCGATCACATGGCCAAGCACGGGGACACTCCGTTCAAGCCGACCAGCGCGCTGCTGGACATCCACACCATCACCACCGCGGTGATGATGCGCATTCCCTACAGCAGCGTAACCAAGCCCCAGCGCAACAACGTGGGCAAGTCGATGAACTTCGCCATGCTGTACACCCCCGGCGCGATGTGGGAGGTGCCCAGCGAGAAGCTGCTGATGGCGATCTGGACCGACGAAGAGAAGGCTCAGATCTGCCACAAGCTGGGCGTCACCCAACCGGACAAGCTGTACACCGTCCTCACCAACCACTTCAACACCGTCTACAAGGGACTCGAATGAACATTACCCAAGCAATCAAAGACGACCTGATCCACTCGATGATCCGCCATGCTTCCAAGCGCCAGGCATCGTCGACCACCAAGGCAGCCAAGGCGCTGAACAAGCTGTGGCGCCAGCTGTTCGCCAAGCACATCCAGCAGGTCATCCCCGAGGTGCCGCAGGAACGCTGGGCTGACCTGATTCAGGAGGGCGTCTTCAACAGTATGAAGGGCGACATCCAGATGGTCACCCTGCGCGAGTCGGACAATTCAACCCTCCATACCCCGCTGGGCAGGGTTACCATCTCCTACTCCACTTCCACCAAACTGCGCGAAGCGGACGCCAAAAAGTGGCACGCGGTTCGCAAGGCGGTGTCCGCTGAGTGGGGCGGGTTCCTGAACTTCACTGTCCTCTATGTCGGCAGCTACGACGTGTCCTACTACTGGAAGTGCAGCCACCCGGACCTGCCAAGCGTCAAGGGCCTGGACCGTGTCTTCCACCCTGACGTGCTGGACAAGTTCATCAACGACCCGCGCCTGCCCTACTCCGACTCAGCGTTCCACCTGAGCAAGGACGTGAGCCGCCTGATGAACGCCTTCATGGACGTGATCAAGGCCGGCGGTGATATGTTCGACGACCTGACCACCATCCTCACCTCGGTGCGCACGCTGAAGCAGCTGGAAGACCAGTTCCCTGAAGCCGTGCAGTTCCTGCCGCAGGAATTTACCAAGAAGGTCCGCAACACCAAGCAGGTGGCAGACCCAGCGCTGGTGAACCGCGCCAAAGAAATGCTGCTGACCGGCATCCCGAACTAACCCGAAACACCGGCCCTAGGCCCTGAAGGAGCTACCGTGGAAAAACTAAAAACCCAGCTGCTGATGTTAGGCCGCGACCGTGGTGACACGGGGGACATCAATGCTCAGCGAACGCTGATCGAAGCCTACCTCGCGGTGCTGGAGGTGTACCTCACACCTGAGGGCATCGAGTCGTTCACCGTCGACCAGTTGCGTGAAGGCTACATCGCGTTCAGCAAGCTGTTCGCCGAGAAGCTACCAAAGGAGGAGCTGGTGCACCGATTTGGACTGTGCCTGCACATTCGAGAGTTCCCTCGGCTTGGCATGCCAATGCGGCCCCCGTCAAGCACTACCGTAGTGGATATTTTTTCCCGCAAGCATTGACCAAATGGGCACGGTTCTTTATCGTGCCCATCCTATAAGCATATAAGCATATAAGGTGACAACCATGGGACTAAACACTGGCCAGACCATTGCCGTGAACGGCGCACTGGACGCCTACGAAGAGGGTGCGCCAGGCTACACCATCATCGGTGAAGGCGGCACCGGCAAGACGTTCTCCGTGATGGAGATCGCCAAACTGATGATCGAAGACGAGCAGAAAGTTCTGTTCATGGCGCCGACCAACAAGGCCGTCAAGCAGCTGGAGAAGGCTGCCCGGGCTTACGGCCTGAACATGGACAAGATGGGCTTTCGCACCGCTCACAGCGCCCTCGGCCTGTCGCTGATGCCCACCGACGAGAAGAAGTACGCCGCCCAGGTGCGTGAAAGCGTCGTCGGCGACTACGACATGGTGGTCTGCGACGAAGCCTCCATGCTGGGTGAGGTGTTCCTGTTCAACTACATGATCCCCGAGATGGAGAACGCCAAGGTGTTCTGCCTCCTGATGGGCGACAACATGCAGCTGCCGCCGGTGAAGGAGAAGCAGTCGCTGGCCTTCACCCTGTTCCCCACCGCTGAGCTGACCCAGGTCGAGCGCCAGCAGAACAACCCTGACGGGACGCCCAACGGCATCCTGCAGATCACCCACCCACTGCGTGAGGCGATCAAGAACAACACCACCTACAACTTCGACTTCAAGCCTGAGCACAACGTGACGCTGCTGCGCCCCGGTGATTTCCTCAAGGCGGTGGTCGAGCAGTTCGATCTGACCACAGACCTGGAAGACGTCCGGGTCCTGGCTTGGCGCAACTACCGGGTCAACGATATCAACAACGCCATTCGCGCCAAAATATACGGCAGCGAGGCCAAACGCTTCGAAGTCGGTGAGCGCCTGGTGCTGGGCAGCCCGATCCAGAAGGAAGGCGAGACCGTGCTGGCGACGGACGAGGAGTCCATCGTAGCTGCGGTGTCGGAAAGTTACATGTTCGACGAGAACAGCAGCACCAAGTGGAAGACGTGGCTGCTGACCCTGCATCCTGTGTATGCTGACGTCGCTCAAGTTTTTGCCCACGTCCTTCACGAAGACGAGTTTGAGCGCTATCGTCAACACACCAACAAGCTGACCGAGAAAGCCCTAGGGATTAAGGAGAAGGGTGGCAACGCCAGCTGGGTGTGGAAGCAGCTTCACCAGTTCAAGGACCTGTTTGCCGACCTGAAGTATTGCTACTGCATCACGGTCCATCGCAGCCAGGGCAGCACATTCAAACGCGTCATGGTCGATGTCAAAGATCTGCTGGAGAACCCTCTGCGCAGTGAACGGCAGCGGCTTTTGTACGTGGCGTTTAGCCGGCCACGCGAAGAATTGATCATCAACAAGCTGGGTTTCAAGGCTTGAACTACACCCAGCCACAGGAGCCGCACATGAAAGTCGTTCCAGAAGAAGGTCGCTCGCCGAGGACCTCAATCGACTACGGAAAATTGGCTGAACTCTACAACGCGCTGGAAATTGGGGGCGCCGTTGAGATGGACCCGGTCTACAACATCACCCTGTTCAAGGACGCCCTGGCCCGCCGTGGCCTGGTCAACCTCGAGGACTTCAGCGCCTTCAATAAGGACGGCCGTACCCTGGTCAAACGACTCACTCAGGCAGCCATGACCAAGGATTAAGCCATGTATCATTTCCTTCAGTTCAGACCGGACAAGAAGGAACCATGGCGGATGTATACAGAGGAGCAGCTGCAGAAAGCTGATCTCCCGGGTCCTCCTGCGTTCAAGACTGTCCTGATGGTTGACCAAAACCCCGAAGACGTCACGGAAAACGGCATGAACGCCGTCGAAACCGTGCTGTACATGGGGCCGATGTACTTTGACTTCGACGACGCTGACGACATAGACCACGTACTGGCCGACGTCAACGCGGTGATCGATTACCTGATGAACAAGCTGGACATCCCCGCTGAATTCATCCACTGCTGGCTGTCAGGCGGCAAGGGTGTACACATCACGATCCCGGCTCAGGTGTTTGGCGTTAAAAAGCCGACGAAGTTCCTGCCGATGATCTACCGCGAGATCATGCTGACCGTCCTCAAGGGCGCCGGCTTGGAATCGCCGTGCAGCCTGGACGAGTCGGTTTACTCCTGCGGCCGTGGCCGTATGTGGCGTTGCGAAGGCGTTCCCCGCCCAGGCAGCGGCACCTACAAGGTCGGCACCACGCCGAACGAGTTGGCTGACATGGACAGCGAGGAGTACCACGCCATCGTGGCTGCGCCTCGCCCTGTGCTGGCCACCCCGCAGCCTGGCAAGAACATCAGCTTCGCCAAGGCTGAGCAGCTGCTCAAGGCTGCCAAAGTTGCCGCCGGCCGCAAGGTCAAGGCCATGAGTGCAGCCTGCGTGGTGCCTCGCGAAGCCATGCGGGAATGGGAAGGCATCCCTGGCTGCATCGAGAAGCTGATCACCGACGGTGACTCGGGCAACTCGAACTGGAACCAGGCTGCCATGCAGCTGGCTGCTTACATCGCTGCGCGCTACGACAAGTCGGAGGAGAAGGAGTACATGGAGTTGCTGGTTCGCCCGTTCGTAAAGAACGTCGAGTCGAGCAGCCGTCCTTCCGAAACCGAACGCCTCAAGCACGTCCAGGGTCAGCTGCACCGCACCTTCAGTGGCTCCATCAAGTTCGCCCCCGGCGCGCTGATCGCCACCATCGGCAGCCCTTGCCGCCAGTGCCCCATCTGCCGTGCAGACGTGGCCAGCGGCGAGACTACCCAGGAGACGGTCGACCAGTTCAACTCCGCAGTGCGTATTCGCTGGGATGCCAGCGGCTATTACCTGGTGGGGGAGGACAGCAGCCGGCAGCTCACCAACTTTACTTTCTGGCCCAAGCTGGAAGTGTTTGAGTTGGAGCCCTATACCAATGACAAGGGGCACACCAGCTGGCGTAACACCGAGCGCAAGGAGTTGGTCGGCAGATTGATCGTCGACGGCAGCTCCGAGGTGGTGGAAATCTCCCTGCCGGAGCGGTCGTGGAGTTCCAAGCGTGACCTGATCTCGGCCGTCAAGGGCCGGGACGCTGCAGTCTTTGCCGGTGACGGCGAGATCCAAAAATTGCTTGTGGCCCTGCTGAAGTTCTCAAGGGACAAGGCCGAAGATAAGGAGTTGGACAAAATGATTCGTGCAAACGTCTGCGGCATTGTGCTGGAGCGTGGTGACAAGGGCACGATTGCGCACTACGTCGAGGCAGGCAACGCCATTACCAACCTGGGTAATCGCAGCCCGTACCGCTTCGACGGCAATGCGCGGCAGTCGCCTGCGTTGATCAACGCAAGTAACCCCCTACCGGATGACGAGCAGCTGGCGATCGCCATGCGAGCGCTGTGCAACGTCAATGAGCCGGTGCAGGTAGCGATGATGCTGGGCTGGTTCGTCTCGTGCCACTTCCGTGAGCACATCCAGTTCGAAGAGCCTCAGTTCCCCCTGATGAACATCTACGGCAACGCTGGTGCAGGCAAGTCCTGCCTGGCCATGCTGATGGCGAACATCAACGGCATCGACTACACCAAGGCCGAGCTGCAGAACGTGGAGGTCGGCACGCTGTTCCCGCTGACCAAGTATGTGAGCAGCAGCACCACGGTGCCCCGGCTGATCGAAGAAGTGAACCCGATCCAGCTGGGCAACAACCGCTACGGACAGATCCTGGGCATCCTCAAGGCGGCCTGGAGCCACGCACCTATCCAGCGTGGCAAGATCGGCAGCGACCGTGAGCTGACCGTGAGCGAGGACCGGGTCTCGGCCCCTCTCGTTTACACCAGTGAGCAGTCGGCCACCTCGCCTGCCCTGCGCAGCCGTTCGGTGGAAATTCGCCTGCAAGCCAAGTCGCTGCTGAACCAGCACTACCGCGACAGCTACCGTACCGCGGTGCAGAACCGCTCAGCCTACACCCGGATGGCCCGGGCGCTGGTGACCGTGGCACTGGGGACCTCCCCTACCGCGCTGCTGAAGATCCTGCACAGCAAGTCGGACCTGATCCACAAGGGCATGGAAGACCGACCACGTTGGGGCATGCAGTGCTGCCTGACCGGGCTGCACATGCTGATCCACACCATGGAAGAGTTCAAAGTGGGTGGCGTGGAGGAAGTGCAGCGCCTTGAGCGTGAACTGATCACCTACCTGGGCGGCCGCGTCACTGAAGTCGAGCGTGGCAAGTCGGCCTCGGAAGTGGACCGCGTGCTGGGGGCGATGAATACCCTGGCCGACGAGACCTTCGAGGAGCGCATGCGTCTGCTGCCAGGCAAGCATTACTGGCGTCAGGGCGACTCGCTGTACCTGGTGTTGCAGTCCTGCCTGCCGCGCTACCACGCTTACTCCAAAAGCATCGGCGAGATGCCCGTCATCCGCCAGTTCCAGCAACTCAGCCAGCTGCTTGAGGGTGAGGTCTACTTCGACCGCATAGAGCAGCACCCGGAGAACCCGGAGGTCGAGGTGTACGTCATCAACGCCAAGAAGCTTACGGACAAGGGCACCACGATGAACAACTTCAAACGCGAAACGGAGGCCGCAACGGCATGATGGAAAATATCGCAGACCCGGTCGACCGGGCGGTGCTGGAGCAGGAGATCATTCTGCAGGAGCAGCTACGCCAGGCACGAAAGAAACCACTGGTGCAGCTGGCCTACATCGGCCACTGCCACAACTGTCACGAACCCCTGGCTGATCAGCTTCGCTTCTGCGACGTGGATTGCCGGGATGACCATGAAAAGATTCAGCGCAGCCGAGCGCAGAGGGTCACCTGATGCAGTCAAGTCTCCATGACTTGATGGTCGCAGTCGGGGTGGGCAACCACCCCGACTGGTTCAGCCAGATCCCCTTGCCGTTCTGGCCGATGAATCATCAACTCGACATGATCAAAAAATATCCCTGGAACGATCGTTACGGGGATTTTTCTGAGCCCGGGGCAGGCAAGACGTACCCCGCTCAGGTCCACGCCATCTTCATGGCTGCCATGGGCAACCGTGTCGTCTTCACCACGCTGCCTGGCTTGATCCCGCAGTTCATGGCCGAGTTCGAACTGTTCTTCCCCGGCATCGGGAAGCGGCTGAAGATCGACCACCTGGACTGTACCGCCACGCAGAAGAAGAAAAAGGAGCAGGTGTGGGACGTCGAGGGCTGGCCAGACATCTTGGTCCTGTCCTACGACATCTACCGCCTGTACAACGACAAACACCCGATGAAAAAGATCGGGAATAATCACTGGAAAATCAGGGATACCAACAACTTAGGTAACGAATTAGAGTTCGCAACCAGCTTTCATCTGGAGGCGGACGAGCCTGATATCCCTGGTGAGAATGGCGAGCCTGATAAGCCCGGCCGCAAGAAGGGCGACCCGCGCTGGCCGGATGCTCAGCCCTACACCCGCGACGGCCGGCAGATCAACAAGGCCGGCAAGGCGAAGAACCCCAAGCAGCTGTTGCTCAAGGAGCAGGGCTACAACGTCCTGTTCTTCGACGAGGGTGACGCGCTGTGTGGGATGGAGTCAATCCTGTCGGAGTCGGTGGCCGAGATGTCGATGCGGATGAAGGGTGACATCGCCCTGTACATCCTCACCGGCACCCCCATCCCCACCAAGCTGCACAACGCCTACGGCCTGATCCGGCTGATCAACCCTGACGCCTACCTGAACAAAGCCTCGTTCATCCGGCAGCACTGTGAGCAGGAAGAGTTCAGCATCCCGCTGCCCAACGGGAAGTCGAAGAAGATCAAGCAGATCGTGGGCTACTTCGACACCGAGAAGATCTACGAGTCGCTGTGGAAGAACGCCCACCGGGTGCAGAAGCGCGACGTTATCAGCATGCCGGAGCCAATCATCAGCGAGGTGCCGGTCAAGCTGTCCGGTCGCCACCTGAAGCTGTACCGGCAGGTGATCAACGACCGCTTCGCCGTGCTGGGTGACCTGGTGCTGGCGCCGGACAACTCTTCAGCGCTGCGCCACCTGGCCCTGCAGCTGATAAGCTGCCCGAGCAAGTTCGACCCCACCCTCACGGAGTGCGACGAGCTGGCCAGGGCCACCGGGGATCTGGTGGCTTCCATCAACCCGGGCCCCAAGCGCAAGCTGATCATCTTTGCGTTCTACCGCCAGGCCATTGAAGGGCTCGCCATGCAGTTCGCTCACCGCAAGGTGGCGATCGTCTACGGCGGCATCCCGGATCGCCAGGCACAGATCGACAAGTTCCTGTACGACGATGAATGCGACACCATTGTCATCCAATGGGTGTCCGGCGGCGCCGGGCTGAACCTGCAGGTGGCAGGCTACATTATCTTTTACGAATGCCCGACCTCACCGAAGGCTGCCAAGCAGGCCATCGCCAGGGCTGACCGTAAAGGGCAGCAGAACATCGTCAACGTGTACTTCATGCGAGTGAGGGGCACGCTGTCGGATAAGAACTTCAAGGCGCTGTTGGCCAATGAAGAAAGCAATAACCGAGCGATCAAGGACAAGCACGATCTGCTCTTCGAACTGCTCGGTTGACAGAGGGCTAGCAGGCTCTGTATAAATCAGCCTGCGCTAGTGGATTCCTCGCTAGTTGCCGATGAAGATGAAGATGAAGCTGATACTGAAACCATACTGATACCCCACACTGACAGAGATAATGATCATGGCTCTTAAACGCGCAGCAGCACCTGTAGACACCGCCGAAACCAAAGCGGCCGACGCGGTAAAAGAAACCGTCAAGGACGTGGAAACCAAGGCAGCCGCCGAAGTTACCCCGGATACCAGCAACGACGTCAAGGACGATGCCCCGGCCCAGGGCGAACTGGTTAACGACGTCAAGCCTGAGAAGGAAGACGCCAAACCTGAAGTCGAGCCAGAAGTCGAGGCCGAGGCCAAGACCGAAGCCAAGCCTGAAGCGAAACCAGAAGCCAAGGAAGTGGCTGTCAAGTCTGAAAACACTGGCGTTGTGACCAACGCTGAGCGTCACGCCTCGGCTTCCGAGAAGTTCACCCAGGACATGGCTGCCCAAGGCTACGAAGGCCTGACCGTCACCGGCATGTCGTTCGACCGCCTAAAGCTGCACGAAGCCAAGTTCCAGCTGGGCAGTGAAGAAATCTCGCTGGGCGAAAGCCTTGACCTGGTGGTGCTGAACACCCGCAACATCTACGTGGTTCGCCAGTACGCTGGTGAAGGGGCTGAGATGTTCTACAGCTACCACAAAGATGGCTCGTTCTTCACCGACGAGACCAGCTCCAAGGAAACCTTGGACAAGTGGCTGGAAGATGGCTACGGCACTCCTGATGAACCTCTGGACATCAAGGAATACATCGAAGCCATGTCTCAGCTGAAGAACCGCGACGACGAATACAACGACCACGTTGTTTCCCTGTCCATTCCGCCGGCTTCGAAGGCGCGTCTGTCGGGTGCCATGGTTGTTGGTCTGCGCAAGTTCAAGTGCGATCCGGCTGATCTGGTTATCCGCTGCACCGTGGGCAAGAAAGTTGGCACTGGTGACAAGGCGTTCCGCCCTTGGAACTTCACCGCCATCGGTGACCAAAACGCTATGGCAGCGGCTGAGTAACACCGCAGCCTGCCAGTGAGCCCGGCCGGGAAACTTGCCGGGCTTTTTATTCCCAAAATTTCCTAAGGACTACCCATGACCTTCCCTAACAACGACCTGAATTCCCCGATGCTACTCGAGTTCGAACCAGATCACCGCGAGGTCATCGTCAACACCCCGTTCGATCAGATGGTCACCAACCTGGCCAAGCCGGGTGAAGCCATCAAGGAAACCCTGAAGTTCTCCGGCTTCCTGCACATCCTGCAGCTGAGCTGCAAGATCATCGACAAGGGCAACGAGCTGGACGCGCTGAAGAAGCAGGTCGTCTACAACAAGCCTGCCTCGGCGGTGCCGGACGTGGTCTACGCTCGGCTGCCAAGCAGCCAGGGCTTGGCCCAGGCCTTCGACGAACTCGATGCTGACAAGTTGCACATGCTGCACATGGCGATCGGCCTGGCAGGGGAAGCTGCCGAAATGTTGGAAGCGGTGGTCAAGCACATCCTCGGCGGTCAGCTGGACGGCGAGAACATCCGCGAAGAAGCGGGCGATGCCACCTTCTACATCGTGGGCCTGCTGAACGGCATCGAAACCCACATGGAAGAAGCCCTGCTGGCCAACAAGGTCAAGCTGCTGGGCAAGCGTTACAAGAACGGCTACAGCGACAAGGCTGCTCAGGAACGCGCTGACAAGCCTGCTGGCCAGTAATGAAGGTGATCAAGGTCGCAGCAGTGCTGGCGTCCATATCCCTTCTCTACTCCGTCTACACCCAGCAGGTGTGGGCCATGTACGTCGCCATCGTTCTGACGTTGGTGTTCAGCGCCTGGCCTGCTGAGTAACACCCCCGCGCCACCGTGCCCCGCCATAGGCGGGGTTCTTTATTCAAGGAGCAACACGATGCACGCACTGTACGTAGACCATATGGGCAACGACCTGTCGGTGGTGAAGGCTGCCAAAGTCAGTTTCGCCAACGACGTTGAAGTCTCCCACTTCATTACCCGGGCAGAAGCTGAGCAGCACGAAAAGGCTACTGGCCAGAAGGTACGCAGCCACGAGGCACTGATCCAGTACCTGGCCTCCCACGAACACTGGACCCCCTTCGCTCACACCTCGATCACCCTGCGCATGTCGGCGCCGGTGCCGATCCGCACCCAGTGCTTCAAGCACAAGGTCGGCTTCGTCGAGAACGAAGAGAGCCGCCGCTACATCAGTGGCCGGCCGGTGCTGTTCGTGCCGGATGTGTTCCGCCAGGCACCGGATGGCGACAAGGTCAAGCAGGGCAGCGCCGGCCCTCACCCTAGCAGCGATCTGATCCGAGAGGACTACATCCGGGCCTGTGAAGGCATGATCAGTTTTTACGAGCGGATGGTAGAAAACGGCGTGGCGCCAGAGCAGGCCCGCTTCGTTCTCCCACAGGGCTGCGAAGTGAACTGGTACTGGACCGGCAGCCTCTATGCTTACGCCCAGGCCTGGATCAAGCGCACCGACAGCCATGCCCAAGGCGAGGTCAATGACCTGTTCACCGGCATCGGCCCCATCATGGAACGCCTGTTCCCTTACAGCTGGAAAGCACTCACGGCGGTGTGATCATGTACTTCGAAAACCTAGCTGAACTCCCCGTCTCGGTCGACCTTGAGACCGCCGGGATGGGACCCAACTCGCCGATCATCGCGATCGGCGCGGTGCGTTTCAAACCCACCGACTCCTGCATGATCATGAACGATGAAAAGATCAACAGCATCAGCCATGAGTTCCACGTCACCATCGACCTCAAAGGCCAGGCGCCAATCGACGCTGACACCTTCTACTGGTGGCTGGAACAAGGCCAGGTGGCCCGCGAGGGAGCGCTGGAAGGTCGTGGCGGGCTGAACCTGGGTAACGCGCTGCGAGCCTTCTGGCAGTGGCTGCAGGCTGACACCAAGGTAATCGGCCGCACCTCGAACTTCACTGGTGAACTGTGGGTGCGCGGTGACCGTGACAGCGTGTGGCTGGAAGAAGGGTTCAAGCGCGAAGGCATCGCGCTGCCCTACCGCTACAATCATGTCCGTGATCAGCGCACGATGGTGGACTTCGCTGAGAAACGCGGGGTCGAATTCCCGTTGGAACGGGGCACGCTGCACGATGCCTTGGAAGATGCCCGCTACCAGGCCCAGTGCCTGCAGCTGGTCTTTGAACGCTACCCGGAGGTTTAACCATGAAAGCAATGCTCAAGTACGGCCTGGACGTCGGCATGAACGTGATCCATGTTCCTGGCGGGATATTCAACTACCAGGTCGCACACCAGCCTGGACAGGCCAAGCCCCTGCAGCTGTGGACCCAGGTCGACGACACCAAAGCGGTGGTCGAAGAGCACATCTACGTCGCAGTCACCGGCGAGGAGCTGGAGGCTGACAAGTATTACCAAAACCTTGGCACGGTGCTCCTCCACGGCGGGGGCATTGTGGTTCACGCCCTCCACATTCAGGAGTAATAAATGGCCGATCAACCCCTTCAGATCATCGACTTCAGGGCGTGCGTAAAGCACGCCTACTACGGTGTCAGCGACAAGTCGCTGCACTGTGCGAAGCTCGATCGCCGGTTTGCCGATTGGCAGGCCGGTGCAGCGGACTTTCTGACCCGCTACATTCGCCCCATCCTTGAGGGTGGGGGTTCTCCCCGTGAAATGCTGGTCGCCCACGATGCTGGCAAGGCCTACCGCCTGGGCATTTACCCTGAGTACAAAGGCCAGGCGTCCAAGGACGACAAGAACAAAAGCCCTATCGAGATCGCTCAGTACAAAGAGCTGATGATTTGGGCGAAGAAGTTTTTCTCCGCGATCGGCGCCACACAGATGTTCGTGGACGGCGTCGAAGCGGATGACCTGATGGGCTGGATCTGCCAGATGGTCAAGGGTCCGAAGGACATCCACACCGTCGACGAAGACATGCTGGTGCTGGTGGACGAAGACACCATCGTCCATATCAAGGGCGTGGCCCACTACGCCCCGCGCGGCGAAGACGGCGTCTACCCTGAAGGTCACGACCTGGCAGGCTTGCCCTACCGGCTGACCAGCTTCATCAAGTCGATCATCGGCGACAGCTCGGACAACTACTCCGGCGTCAAGGGCATGGGCCCGGCAGCCATCCACAAGCTGGCAGCGGCGGTCGGCATCGACGGCCTGGACGAGCTGGCTGCGATAGTCAACACCGGTAACACTGACCTGCTGGACGAATCCATCGAAGCGTCCGGCGACAAGAATCTGATCAAGCTGCGCAACGCGTTCAGCGACTGGCGGATGGGCTGGCGCCTGGCCAACCTGAAGCCTGAACTGTGCTGGAAGCCACGGCTGCGCAAGCTGGTCAAGCCCAAGGTCCACAAGCGCGTACCGAACCCGGCGCTGCTGTACGAGTGCCTGAAGGAAGTCGGCTGCGAGGATATGTGGGACGCTGAGTACAGCCACCTGATGCCGGTGCCGATGATTGTCGACGCCACCAATTGGGAAGACATGAAGGAGGCGATCTTCGCCGAGATCAAGGCCGGCGACCTCACCGCGTTCGACTATGAATCCTCCGACAAGGACCCGATCCGCGATTTCCGTATCGCCAAGTCCGGCCCCTTCGTCGACATGCTCAGCCAGGAGCTGGCCGGCGCTTCGTTCCAGTTCGGCCGCCACCTGGAAAACGTGATCTACATCCCGGTAGATCACCGCGACTCGCACAACGTGGACAAGGCAGTGGTGCTGGAGATCCTTGAGTTCGCCGGCAAGCACACCCAGCGGGTGGCGCACAACGCTTTGTTCGAAGGCGTGGTCACGCAGACCAACCTGAACACCTGGCTGACCGACATCCAGGACACCCGGATGATGCAGCGCTTCTACGACGAGAACATGGAGGCAGGCCTCAAGGCGATCTCCCTGAACTACCTGGCGTATGAGCAGACATCGTTCCAGGACACCCTGGCAGCCGGTAACGACGGCCAAGGCGTCAGCATGATGTGTGAGCTGTCGGCTGACGAAGTCTTCACCTACGGCACCGACGACAGCCTGGTGACCGGTCACCTGCACGACCTGCTGAAGCTGATGCTCAAGCTGGACGGGCAGTGGGACTTCTACCAGCGGTGGGCTGTGAAGCCTACCGAGGTGCTGCAGCGGGCCTACGTGGCCGGCGTCGACATGAACTGGGCCGCGCAGAAGCGCATTCATGCCCAGGACCTGAAGACCATCGAGGAGGGCATGCTGGAGCTTCGCGCCATCCTGGAGAAGAACGTCACCGGCAACATCACCGCGGGCTGCAAGACGCTGATCGACGCCGAGAAGGATTACATCTTCCGCTCGGCGAAGAAGAAGGCCGACGGCGACACCGAAGTGGCCGGCACCAAGGTCGCTGAGTGGCGCAAGAAGCTGGAAGCAGCCTGCCAATACACCCCGTACCGAGAAGAGATGGTCATGCCGTCGTTCGCTTTCACCGAGAAGCAGCTGGCACCGGCTATCGAAGCCCTGGGCCTGCCGCCTCTGGAGAAGCTGACACAGAAGGCGATCAGCGAGTGGTACTACGAGGCGGGCTGCGCGGGCTTCGAGGATGAATGGCCGCTCAATGATGCACAGCGTGAATTCGTCAAGCTCATGTCTTCGGCGGTCACCGGCGGCGCGATGAAGATCACCGATCTGCGCAAGAAGGCCGAGGCTTCACAGGACGACCTGGACTGGAAGAAGGTGGACATGGCCGAGATGCTGTACGAGCAGTTCGGCAACCTGGTGCAGCGCACGGCCGGCATCAAGCCGAGCATCGTGGCGTTTGGCGACCCGCTGAACGTCGGCAGCCCGGTGCAGATGCAGCACCTGCTGTATTGCAAGATCGGTATCCCGGTCAAGCTGCGCGGCAAGCAGGTGGGTAAGGGCCGGATGGCCGTCGGCATCAAGGAAGCAGGCCCGTCTACCGACGAGCAGGCTATCCTCACGGCGCTGGCGAACGACGTCCTAGAGGACTGCTGGCAGCGTGATGCGCTGACCATCCTTCGTCGAGTGAAGTCGGCCAACACCCGCTGCAGCCTGTACCACGTCAAGTACCCGATGTGGCGTCACCGCGACGGCAAGGTCCACCCGATCATCACCGACGCAGGCACCGACACCACCCGGCCAACTGGCAGCTCGATGAACATCCTGCAGGTGGCCAAGCGCGGCGAAGGCAAGGTCATGCGGACCATCTTCATTCCGCCAACCCCGGACCACGTCTGCGTGGCGATCGACTTCAACGGGCAAGAGATCCGGCTGATGGCGAACCTCGCCAACGATCCGGTGATGATGTCGGTCTACGACCCGGCCAACGAGAAAGACTTGCACAGCATGACAGGCTCCGGCATCGCGAAAATGTCCTATGAGGACTTCGTCGAGGCCAAGGATGACCCGGACCACAAGCTGAACAAGATCACCGTCGCCATCCGCGGCAAGGCCAAGACCGTAAACTTCGGTATGGCCTACGGCGCTGGCGCTGGCACGCTGTCTCGCAACCTGATCGTGCCGGTGGAAGAAGCCAAGAAGCTGCTCGATGGCACCTTCGACCTGTACACCCGGATTCGTCCGTGGCAGGCCGAGACCGGCGAATTCATGACCAAGAACGGCTTCACGCTGACAGCCTTCGGGACCAAGCGTCACGCCACCAACGACATCTTCAGCGAGGACAGCGGCAAGGTCGCCCGTCAGCACCGCCAGGGCACCAACGCGACGATCCAGGGCACTGCAGCGCAGATGTTGCGCATCGTGCTGACCCGGATCGCCGAGAGCGGCATCATGGACAGACTGAACATGGTGTTCTTTGCTCCGATCTACGACGAAGTGGTGGCCTGGGTTCACAAGGACGACGTGTACGACTACTGCCAAGAGGTCGGCCGCTTCATGGAAGAGTCGACCCCGCCAGGGCACAAAGTCCGCCAAGTACCGGAGTTCTCCATTGGGCCGGACTGGGGTAGAGTGCACGAGCTGGGTCGTAACATCAGCCGTGAAAACGTCGAGGCCTTCGTTGCTCGCTCCATTGAGGAAGCCCGCAGCATTTGGGAAGTTGACCTTCTGCAGCCGTTCGATCCGATCCGCAAGGCGGGTTATGTCGAGATGGATGAAGACGGGGAAGAGGAGGTGGAGTTTGAAGTCGTCGCCGATTAACGACTGGTGGGAGAAATTCAAGGAGGCTGTCAGCAGCCTCCCTGATCCGCCCATCCAGGGCCCCGTCAACACCATCGAGCCAGGCAAGGCGATCCCGATGGGGATCAAACGGCCTGGCGAGCCTTTCTTCGTCGGCACCTCGGCGGATTTACGCTGTGAGGATCGCAGCTACAACGACAGCTACGTCAAGGAGTTGGAAGACGAACTTGAGGAACTGCGTAAACAGCTGCGGGACGCCAAGCACAACGAAAGCCTGATGGCCCGCCGCGTCGAGATGTTCCGGCGCCGCTGGCCGGCCATTCACAAACAATTTTTCTCAACCGGTAAGGAATAACCCATGAGCTTCAATGGACAAAGTGTCAGAGCGCTGGCTCACGACTATGAAACCACCGGGGTGGACGCTGGCAGTTGCGGCGTTCTGCAGTCAGCCCTGTGGATCGTGACCCTGCAACAGGATGGCAGCTACGACATCCACGACCAGGACCTCACGCTGCTGAACCCTGGTATGGAGATTCACCCCGAGGCCTCCAAGGTCCATGGCTACTACGCCCATGACCTGCTGGATGAAAAGCCGTGGGAACCGTACCTGGCCGAGCAGATGGCCACGGTCAACGAGATGAACCTGGACGCGGTCATCGGCTACAACAGCGCCACCTTCGACAACCGCATCGCTGCCCGGGTAGGTTTCCGCGCGCCGAAGTCGATTGACCTGATGAAGGCAGCCCGTAAGCTGAAGACCGAACACAAGTGGCCCAGCGCCAAGCTGACCGCGTTCTATGAGCACATCATGGGCGAGCCCATGAATGGCGCTCACGACGCCTCGGTCGACGTCGACGCCACCCTCAAGTGCATCAAGCCGCTGTTCGGCTGGGCCAAGGTCGACAGCCTCGACGAGCTGATGGTCTGGATGAAGGGTGACGACGGCACCCTTGAAATGAAGATCGGCTTCGGCAAGGAGAAGGGCAGCAAGGTGAAAAACCTGAAGCAGGATTACTGCAAATGGCTGCTTAGCGACAAGTGCGACATGGAGTTCTCGGCCGAGCTTCGTGAAGCGCTGTGCCTCCGCTTGGCGCAGGCGATATGAAGCTGATCGGCGTGACCGGACTGGCCAGGTCCGGTAAAGACCACGCAGCTGCCTATCTGGCCAGGCATATGGACCTGTACAAATACGCTTTCGCGGAACCGCTGAAGACCATGCTGAAGTCGGTCTTCGGCGACCACTTCCACGAAGGCGATCGCTCGGGCATCTGCCCTGAAACCTGCAAGTCGTACCGGGTGATGATGCAAACCCTCGGCACTGAGTGGGGTCGCGAGCTGATGAACCCCCAGGTGTGGGTCAACCTGGTGGAGAAGAAGCGCAAGTGGGTCGAAGCTGGATGCCCGTTCGAGGCTGACTCTAGCAGGTTCTCTAACCTGAAGGTGAACGGCGAGGATCTGATCAAGGGGATGGTCCTCAGCGACGTCCGCTTCGACAGCGAGGCTGAGTACCTGCAGATCCACGGCGGTGTCATCCTGGAGATCGTGAGACCTCTGGAGCACAGCACGGTGACTGAAAAGCTGAAGGCAGCGGTGGCCAATGTGGGCATCGTTAACCACGAAAGCGAGCGGGGTATCAGCCGCCACTTCGTCACCCACACCATCGTCAATGACGGGTCGCTGTACGACTTCGACATGAAGCTGATGGATCTGGTGTCCGAGCTGGAAGGTCACTGATGGCGGCGAGCATCGGCAAGGTGTTCGAGAAGGAGATGGTGCAGGTGTTCAAGCTGCTGTTCACGCAGCGGCTTGTCAGCTACCACCGCCTGACCGACACCGGTGCCGCCGGCTCCATCGTCGCCGAGCAGCCCAGCGATTACCTGCTGGGCTTGCCGGCTCAATGCCAGAACCTGCATGAAGGGCAGCGGCTGTGCTTCCTCGAGGTCAAGGCCAGCGAGAAGCATCACTCAATGCCCAAGGACGCCGTGCGGCCATCGCAGCGCGGCGCCATCGGCCGGTTCCGGGCCCTGCTGGGCATCCCCTACTACATCCTGTTTTGGGATGCGCAGCTGGGGGTTATCCAGTTGTGGGACGGCATGGCAATTCACGACAACAGCCGGATCGACAAGCAGTTTCTCCTCGCCACCTGGCCCAGCGTCGGGGTGATCAACAGGCTGCAGCATCAGCGCGTGGTTGATTACCTGGTGGACTACTTCCGCATCCCAACTTATGCGGATACACTGAACAAATCCCGCTAACTAGCGGGGTTTCACTTTATAAGGACTGATCCATGACCAACAACGTACTCCTCTCCACCAAACGCTTGTACAAAAACCTCGGCAAGACCATTGGCTGGTGGCAGGTAGATGCCCAAGGCTTGGAAGATGACAGTGCCCGGCTGGTTATCACCTTCGCCAAGTCAGAAGGAGGGGCTGTAACTGAGAAGATCGCCTCGGTCAAAGGTAAGAACAAAGGCAAGGCCAACGAGACCTCCGACTTTCAGCAGGCCATCGCTGAAGCCGAGTCCCGCTGGAAGAAGCAAATCCTCGGCGGATACGTCGAAGACATCGCCGACGCGGCGGCGCCAGTCACCAACGGCCTGGGAAAGAAGAAGCCGCAACTGGCTGAGAAGATGCAAGACGTAAACATGGACGAGGTCGACTGGGACACCGCCTTCCTGCAGCGTAAGTTCGACGGTCACCGCTGCCTGAAAGAGGGGTTCATCTACAGCCGCGGCGGTAAGGCCCACAACGTCCAGCACATTCAGGACGCCCTGGATGCGCAGGCGGCGTTCGCTGACCTGCACCTTGACGGTGAGCTGTACGTCCACGGCATGACCCTGCAGGCTATCGGCAGCCTGATCACCAAGCCGCGCGAAGACTCGCTGCAGCTGACCTACTGCATCTACGACTCGGTCAGCGACAAGCCGTTCGAGGAGCGATTCGCGGCTGTCGAGCAAGCCTTCGCCAACACCACCAACCTCGACATCCGCATCCAGCTGGTCGAGACCGTGCGGGTTCGCAGCATGGCCGAAGCCATGGTCCTGCACCGCAAGTGGGTCGCTGAAGGCTACGAGGGCAGCATCCTGCGCTGGGGCCGTGCAGGCTACCGCGACGGCAAGCGCACCAAGCACTGCGTCAAGGTGAAGGACTTCACCGACTTCGAAGTGAAGGTCGTGGCCTGGGAACTGGCTGAGCAGCAGGTAGTGAAGGGCGTCACCTACCAGGTGCCGAAGTTCATCTACGAAGTTGATACGCCAGCTGGCATCAAGACTGCCAAGGCCACCGCCCACGGCAATGCAGCTGAGAAGCACGCCGAGTGGGAAGCCCTGGTGCGCGGCGAGAACATGGACCGCATGCTGACCATCGCCCACTTCGGCTTCACGCCGGACGGCATCCCCAACATCGCCACAGCCAAGTGCTGGTACGAGCCACTGTGATGAAAGACATCCTCAAAGGCATGAACCTGGCATTCGGCGTCGTGTTGGGCATCGTCAGCGCGTATGGGGCTCTGACCCTGATTTACTCGCTGATGAAATTCGTCAAGAACCTTTTCTGATCTCCACCGGGGCAGCGATCGCTGCCCCACCGAGGACTGCGCATGAAAAACATCACCATCTTCACCGACCCCCACCTGGGGACGGCGCGGCAAGCACACACCACTCGCGAATCATCTGCCAAGCTGCAGCAAGAGCTTTACTGGCAGGCCATGGCCATCGTCAACACCGGTGACTTCCCCAAGGTCTGCGTCGGCGACTTGCTGGACAAGTCGACCAACAGCGAGGTCATCATCGGCCAGGCCTTCGACGTGGCCGAGAAGTGCCAATGGGTTTTGGCTGGCAACCATGACGAGACCAACCGCGAGGGCACGTTGTCCACGCTGCGCCTGCTCAAGCAGCAAGGTCTGCCGATCATTGCCACGCCGAACCTGACCGATCCGTTCTTCGACAACTTCGAGTCGATGTACTTCGTGCCGCACCACGCCTCGCAGGAAGTCTTCGAGGTGGCCATGCGGGAAGCTGCAGCGCACGCCGCTGAGAACCGCGACGGCCTGGCCAGCTACCTGTTCCTGCACTGCAACTACGATTTTAACCTGGCCACCGAGGACAACACGCTGAACCTGCGCCGTGAACTGGCCCAGGAACTGATCGCAGCGTTCGACTTCATCTTCATCGGCCACGAGCACAACGGTTCCACTGACCTCGGCGGCCAGGTCGTGGTCCTGGGCAACACTCACCCGACCAGCTTCCACGACATCGGTGACAAGTTCATCTACCACCTGGAGCTGGAGACCGCGACCCTGACCAAGGAGTGCGTGTGGTCCGAGGCTGACCGCTACCGCGAGATCAAGCTGGGCAGCGACATCCCGGATCTCACAGGCGTCCAGTTCGTTGACGTCACCGGCACCGACAGCGTGGCCAACGCGGTGGAGGTCAGCGAGTTCATCCGCGAGATCTGGAAGGCTGGCAACTACCAGGCCTGCGATGCACCGGGGGATACACAAGCATCCGGCGAGCTGCAGAACTGTAACGACCTGTTCGCCGTGCGCAACAAGGTCGACATCAAGGACTCGCTGCAGGATGTCGACACCGACATCGAAGGCGTGATCGTCGAGGATCTGCAGACGCGTATCTCGAAGGACCTGGCCGGCAGTGACCTGCTGCCGCTGTTCAACCAGTTGGTGGCGAAGGTGGAAGCTTGAAGCCTCCGCTGATGCGTGTGGGAACAGGCTGCGGCAGCCCGTGTCCACTCTGCGGGAGCGGGACCCGGCGCCGAACCTTCTGGTCACTATCGCGAGGCTGCTACCAGCCTGAATGCCCTAATTACTTTAAAAGGAAGTCCGCATGACGCCTAAAAACCTGCAAATCGGTAAGACAGCCCTGATCACCACCCACAACTGGTTCACCGCGCCGGACGGTCGGCAGTACAAGGCTGTGTTCGGCACCGTCAACTCGGTCATGGACGCCACGGAGACGCTGGGCCTGAAGACCAACGCTCACTCCACCAACTGGTACGTCGAGTGCGGCAACATGACCATCGCCGGCTGCCAGATCAACTACGCCATCCGCACCGACAGCTGCAACTTTGGTCCGGCCGAAACCCACACCGTCCACGAAGGCGTGCTGAACATCTTCGAGCAGCCGTCCTACATCTACAACGCTGACCAGGGGTACGCCGGATGAACAATTTCCGATTCAACGGTTACTGCAACATCGCGCAGGGCATCCCCGGCGCCACCAACGCGGTGGCGGACATACTCGAGGATCTGGTGGCAGAGGTGGACGAACTGACCTCAAAAGGTTTACTGCCCGAGGGTGACATCGAGCGCCTTGAGCGTGCGGCCGGCAAGGCGGAACTGTTCCTTCGCCCACAAAGCGAGGAGCCGGCGCCGTGGATTGGTCAGCTGGCTGACGCCCACTTCAACGAGCTGACCCCGGCCCAGGCCGAGCGACTGGACATCCTCGCTGAGGAGTGCGCTGAGGTGATCCAGTCGATAATGAAAATCAAGCGCCACGGCTTCGACAGCTGCAGCCCGTATGGCCACAGCATGGAGACCAACCGAGAGGCGCTGATCCGCGAGCTGTTCGACGTGAAGGCAGCTGCCATGCTGGTCGACATCGACCTGCCGGAGCTTGCTCAGGGCGTGGAAGTGGCCGCCGAGGTGGCGCAGGCTGCCGACGCTGCGATCCATAAGGCCTTCATCAAGAAGCTGGCCTACTCCCACCACCAGAGTGAAGACTTCGGGGAGTACATGGCTGCGGTGGAAGCGCTGTGAACCCGTACAGCATGCAGGCTTTCATCGAAGGGCGCGCCGCGCCCTTTGCGGTGGGTCGGCTGATCCGTGAAAGCACGCCATCGGACCGGTACAGCGTCGTCGCTCGCAACTTCAGCCAGTGCGGCAAGAGCGAGCAAAGCATGAACTGGCTGCGGGAGGCGCTGGAGGCTCAGCGCGATCCCAACCCCCGGCCAATCAACCTGAACATCAGCCCGCTGGCTGTAGCCATCCGCAACGTGTACTCTCGCTAACTAGCGACTTATCCCATATAGGAGGCGCCATGCGTCTGTTAAAACTCGTCACTACCAACTTCAAGAAGTTGGGCAACTTCAGCTGCCTGTTCACCAAAGGCCTGAACGTGATTGCGGGCGACAACGCCCGCGGTAAATCGACCACCCTGCAAGCCATCGAAGCTGCCCTGTTCGGCGTCACCGTCGTGCCTGGCAAGAAAGAAAACATCCCCACCTGGGGCCAGACCAAGTTCAGCATCGAGCTGACCTTCCAACTGCCTTGCGGCACCTACCATGTCACCCGCACCGGCACCACTGCCAAGCTGCTGCGCATGGTGGAAGGCCAGGCAGACACCATCGTGGCCAACGGCAGCACGCCGGTCACCGCCGAGATCGAGTCGCTGCTCGGCCTGAAGGCCAAGGACTGGAACCTGTTCGTGCAATCAAAGCAGGGCTCCTCGGCCGGCATCCTGGACTTCGGCGCTGCAGCGCTGAACCGCAAGGTCGAAGAGTTCGCCGGCGTCGACCTGATCGACAAGGTGCAGGCCGAGGCCCAGCGCCAGGCCACACTGAACAACAGCCACGCCGATGCCAACACCGTGGCGGAAGAAGACATCGCCGCCGCAGCCGCCGAGCGTGACAGCGCCCAGGAAGCCCTGAAGCTAGCCACCACTGCGGTTGAAGTCGCTGAGTCCGACCTGGTGACACACGGCGAGTTCAGCCTGGCCAAGCCGGCGTCGTCCGAAGCGATGCGTCAGGCGATCCGCGACGTCGACACCCTGTCCAACAAGATTGGCGTGGCCGAGGTTCAGGTCAAAAACATGCAGGAGCGCGTCACCGAGGCCCAGGCCCGGCTCGAAGGTCGTGAACTGCAGGACGCTGCAGCGCTGCAGGCTAAATTGCAGCAGTCCAAAACTGCTGGCGGCGAGCTGGCGGTCAAGGAAAAGAACCTGCAGGACGAGGCTTCGCACCGCAGGGCTGTGCAGCAGGACACCGACGAGTCGGATCTGGTGCTGGACACCCGGCAGGTGGAATTCAACGCTGACTGGGTCGAGTTCAACGAAGATAGCAACCAATTTGTCATCGACAAGATGAACATCGATATTCCGGCAGCTGAGGTGGAACTCGCTACCCGTCAGGAAGCCGTCGGCAAAGCCAAGGGCGCCTACGACAACCTGCTGAAGCTGGCTGACGGCGCTGTGTGCCCTACTTGCAACCGAGCCAAGGAGGAGCACGACCCTGCTAAGCTGGCTGCAGAAGCTGAGGAGGCGCGCGTCTACTGGGAGACCTGCAAGAAGTCCGCCGCTGACTATCAGGCCTCGATAAACAACGTGAAGGCCGACCTGAAGAGCCGCGTCGAAAAACACGCAGCCTACAACGCTGCAGCCGCCGCGCTGGACAAGGCCCTCGAAGGTCACAAGGCCAACACTACCGCCCTGGCAGCGCTGCGCAGCGCTGAAGTGATCCAGAAGGAGCTTGACGAAGCCACTGCAGAACTGGCCTCCAGCCGTGAGGCCTACGCTGACCTGAACGCCAAGCTCAAGGGTATCAACGAAGCCAACTCGGTGTTCAACACCGACAAGGAAGCCCTGGCCAAGGCTGAGAAGGCGCTGCTGGAGAACGAGGTCACTCTGCAGCTGCTCAACGACGAGCTGGAGGCCATGCCTGAGCCGCCGACCGACGATGAACTGGCTGCAGCGGTGAAGGCTGAGGCGGACTATCAGGACGCGCTGACCACGTTCAACACCCGCAAGCAGGCCCTGACCTTCGCCATCAGCGAGGCCAAGTCCGAAGTCCGCATGCACACCCAGTTGGTCGCTGCAGCTGAAGCCAAGTGCGACAGCCACAAAGAGAAGGCGGTCAAGGCCCTGGAGTTCACCAAGCTGGCCAAGAAGTACGCCCGCCTGGTGCAGTTCCTGCGCGATCGCCGCCAGCAGTACCTGAAGGAAGTGTGGGACACCATCATGGGCGTGGCCACCCGCCTGGTGCGCACCGCGTCGAAGGACACCATCACCAAGGTGACCAACGACGAGGGCGACTTCTTCTACGAGGAGGACGGCGTGCTCGCTCCCACGGCTTCGGCTTCGGGTGCGCAGAAGGCCATGATCGGCGTCTCGCTGCGTGTGGGCCTGGCCCGGGCGCTGTACGGCAAGGACAGCTTGCTCAGCTTCGACGAGCCGACTGAGTCGTGCCGTGAGCACAACGCAGCCTCCCTGGCTGCGATGATCGCCGGCAGTGCCAAGCAGGTGCTGCTGATCACTCACCGCGAGACCGACCAGGCTCTGGCGGAAAACATTGTGAACGTGGGGGACTGATATGCACAAGCTCGTGATCTCCCAGGCCCACTTTCAGTGTGGCCAACTGATCGCCCCGACCGAGATCACGTTCACCACCGATGACGGTGGTGAGGTGGTCTGGAAGGGGATGATCCGGCGCTACGCCGATGAGCCTGTAGCGGTCGATGTGCCTGGTGACGGGCAGCTGTACATCGAGCACAGCCAGATGTCCTCAGTTTCAATCTGTCATGCGGAGAGACTTATGCGTACCACTCGACACACCTTTGAAGTGGTCAAGCTGACCCACAAGACCACGGCGCCGTGTGGAAAGTGCGGCAATAAGTGCACCCGGACGAAGGAGTTCATGCAAACGCTGAACCCGTTCAACACCAACGCTGACGGCTCGGTCAAGACGCGCAGCGAAATCCAGGCCGAGCTGTCCGCACAGGCCAAGGCCTACCGCGACCGCAACGAAACCATCTACCACGTAAAATGCGAGGACTGAACATGTGGAAAATCAGCTTGGAAAAGCTCGGGAAAGGGAATGACGGTGCCACTGTCATCTTCACCACCCCTGGCGGTCACAGCCGCGAGGTGAAGGGCAAGATCACGGATGGCGGTTACGTTTTCACCATGCCTGGCGGCATCGGCGAGCTTAAGGTGGAGCATGCCGAGGGCGTCGAGGTCGAGTTTGAAGTGTTGGCAATGCTGGAGGATGACGCATGATGGATTTCAATGCGCTGGAGCAGGAACGGGAGCGCCTGACAGCGCTCTCTTATCTGGTGTTGAACCTGGAACAGCTACGGGAGGAGTTGTTGCACCTCTCCTCGCAGCGCAGCGTTACCCATGTGCTGGAGCAGCTGAAGAAGTTCGGCAAGGAGCCTTTGGTGTGCGAGGCGGTTCAGGTTGTTGCACTGCGGATGATCGAAGAAGGCTCTGAACGCCTGATCTCGCAGGGCGTGGACTACGCAGCGCGGGTGGTCTATCCCGACATCGTTTTCACCGGCATCCCCAACAAGGACATGGAGCCTGGCAGGCCTTTTGGCTATGCTCGTATACCCCGCAACAGCTATGGCGCCGTCGGGTACGCTGCGAAGACGCTGAGCTGCTCGACAGGCCGGTTCAGAATTCTTGAGGACGGCGTGCTTGAGTTGGCCTTCATCGAGGAGCTTGCTGAGCCCACGTCAGTCGGTGTGAGGGTAGTGATGAACGGCGCCGGCGAGGAGACTCACTGGAACCCGCCAAGCAGCCCGCTGCCTCCGGTGGAGAGCCCACTGCTGATCAAGATCCCGGCCGGCACCCGCTTCACCGGTGACGCCGTTTGCGACGAAGACATCGTGGTCAAGGCGCAGCGTACCCAACACTTGCGCGATCGCGACGGCATCATGGAGTACGTCACGCCGGAAGGCATGAGGCTGAAAGGTCAGTTCTACTGGACCCACGCCTAGCAACACCGAGGGCAGCGATCGCTGCCCTCTTCCCCTACTACGCTGCGAGTTCACACCGGAACGCCCGGTAGATGTGATCGTATTCGTAAGCTTCGGAATAATCAGCGCCAGTTGTCATCCGCTTCAGCAGGTATGTGCCTGCAGTGGTGCCAGCGGTTGCGCACGCATAATAATCACTGCTGAAAGATTGAGCCCCGCCCGACCTCAGCGCAGTCACAGGTGTCTGTGCAGGGTTGGTCGTTGTGTAGTTGACCGTCGTAGGAGGGATGCTGCTTGTGTTACGCCCTGACGTGGTCACGTTGGTGGCTGTGGTTGGCTTGGCCACGCGGTAGGCCAGTTCCATCCAGTCCTTTGGAGGCAGCACCCAGTCGGTCTTCCCTCCGATGGTCAGCGCGTTGCACCACTGCTGCATCGGGAACTTCTCGATGCCGGCCGCAATCATGTTGTCGCGGATCAGCAGCCCGTCGTTGGTCGACGTTGCACCGGTGAAGACTTCCGGAGTGTTCTTGTAGAGGCCCACCACGGACGGCTGCCCTGTAGCCTTCGGCGCCGCGATGATGTTGTAGATCAGCCCGTTGATCGTGAGCTTGCCAATGAAGATGCCACCGCCGAAGGAATCGCCCACAGCGGGTCCGCCTGACGGTGGCACGCACCCGAACAGCGCCATGGCGAAACTCAATTGCCCGACGCCTTACGCGCGTAGCCAGTGGTGCCGTTGCTGGTCGACATCAGGAACTCCACTACCTTGCCTGCCAAAGCACTGTCACCTGGTGCGCCGGCCGTGGTGTTCAGCCAGGTCAGCACCAGCGGCGTGGTTGCCCAGGCCAGCGTGTACTTGGTCCCGCCCGAGATCACCCGCACCGTGAACCAGTACACCTCGCCGGCTGGAATGGTCGGGATGTTGGACAGCGCGATGGTGGTGTTGCCGGTCAGCGTCAGTTCGAAGTTGTTCGACAGCGCCAGGTTCAGCGTCACCGTGCCTGTGGCAGCCGCGATGACCACCAGTTTCTCACGGCCGGCCGGCATCAAGGCCGCGAGCTTGTCCTTCTCGGTCGTGGTGTAGTCGTTGGCGCTGAGCCCCTTCCCTGCGACTTTGTCGACTTTGTCAGCCAGCCCGCTGATCAGGGATTTGACGTCAGCGCCCGCGGCCTGGACGTACTCCAGGACTCTGCTGGCCAGGCTCACGACTTAGGCCTTGGCAGCGTTGTACGCAGCCACCAGGTCCACTTCCGGGTTGCCAATGCCGATGTTGGTGCAGGCCTGCAGCTTCTGCGCTGTGGTCAGCGCCTGGGCTTCAGCGAAGCTGACCTTCTCGCCGACCTTGGTGATCAGCGCGGAGACGATGCTCTCGTCGCCGGTGATCAGGTCCTGCAGTTCCTTCAGCGTGTCGAAGGCTGCGCTGGCACCGCCGAGGATGTCCGACTTCACGGCGGCCTTGGCCGCTTCGATCATGTCGTAGATCTTGTTCGCCGACCAGGTGACCGAGGTCGCACCGTCGCCCGCGCCATCGTCGATCACCGCACCCGCTGAACCCAGCAGGCCGTACAACTCGACGATCGCGTTGACCACGTTGTCTTTGGCGGTGGTTGGCAGGTTGGCCAGCGCACCGATGCGGGAGTTCAGCAGCTTGATGTCAGCGCCGTTGGCGGCAGCAAACGCTACCAGTTTGGTTTCCAAAGACATTAGATGATCCCTCGTTCTAATAGGTAGTGGTCAAGCGGGTTGGGGTCTAGGTTGTCGGCGACGTACAGCCCGCCGTCACTACCTGGCTTCAGACGGTTGTCAGGGTCAGCGCTGATCTGCGCCTCCACGGCGCTGGGACCGCGTGGCCCACGCAGCGCCGCTTCTCGGGTCTCTACCTTGAACGCGGGCATGCTCGCCGTGGACACACCTTCGGTGGTCACGATCAGGATTTGAGAATCGGTGACGGTGATCTCGGTGGTGATGACGCCGATCGGCGTGTGGGTCGCGACGATCATGGCGCGTTGCTCGGCAGTGGCACCGGAGTCAGGCGGCGCAGCACTTCGAACTTCACACGCTGCGTGGTGATCTCCTGGCCGACGTCGGTGACGTAGGTGATGTCAAAGCTCATGTTGCCGAGGGGCCAGGTATCAGTCTCAGCGCTGAGGAAGAACGAGCCGACCGTGCGATCCTGCCAGACGATCTCGAAGTCACCCAGGCGTTTGACGTCCGTGCCGTAGGAGGCGAAGACCTGCCAGTTGGTGCAGTCTTGCGCTGCATTGTCGACGAAAACCTGCAGCGGGAGCATGAACGAGTCGCCGCGATTGATTTGCATACACACTCCCTGTGAGTCCTGCTACTTGATATGAGCGCAATATACCACTGTAATCTACCTTCACCCACCGGTTACGGCCGGCCCCTTCGCAAGATCCTTCAATCCCTTACGCACCAAATCATAGGCTACTTCGCAAGAGGCACCTGCACTTCGGGCTCTGTCAGCTTCTTCTGCCAGGCCTTTTGCCAGGAGCTGAGATTCTCCAAGCAACTGGGAATACAGATAGGCGGCCGAGGTTGCTGCCTGGCCACGGCGGGCAACTCCGGGATCACAGGCGGTGGCACTGAAACGCTTGGCTGCTGCCTGCAGCAGCCCGCCAGTGCTGTCACCAGCAGCAGCGACGTTGTGATCAATCTGGTTCTGCTCTTCACCGGTCTTCTTCCCCAGCTCGTTGATTTGATCCTGCAGCTTCATCTCCACCTGGTGCGATTCCCGCTGCGCCGCCGCTGTGGCGTCGTCGTAGGTCTTGCGCAGATCGAGCAGCTGCAGATTGGCCTGGGTGTCGCGCATCTCCCAAGCCACCCACCCTCCAACGCCAGCGCCGCCCAAAAGGGCGGCGCCGACGGCAATGATCAGGATCTTCAGGTCGAACATCACGCACCCAGCGCCTTGAGCGCGCGGCTCATGCGGATCTTGCGATCCTCAATGCCGGTCAGCCCACCGTTGATTGCCTTGGTCTGCGCCAGGATGTCGTTGGACAGGCTGTTCAGCTTGTTCTTCTTCCAGTACCAGGCCGCCGACAGCGCAGCGTACTTCAACTCCTCGAGGATCTCGGGGTGCTTGAGCAGGCGGTCGTCTCCGAACAGTGCCTGGCTCAGCTGCTGGTAGTTGTACTTGCCGGTGATCTGGATCAGGCCACGGCCGGCGTACAGCTGCCCGTCGCCGTCCGCTTCGGGCGTGTTGCCCAGGCGCTTGGCCAGCGCGCCGGTGTCATACCGGCTGAGGTACTTGTCGTTGCCGAACTCTTTGAGCCATTCAAAGCTATTGCTCTCGTGCCCGGTCTGCGCCAGAAACGAAGCTATAGATCTGGTTAGGGTGATGTCAGCGAACTTCAGCGCTTCGTTGATGGGTCCTTCCCACCGTTGGGCCCGGGACAGGGAAATGCCCACGGCTGCAGCCAGCGTCTTAGCGTCCATAGGGTAGCCTCTTTCGAGTGTTGTGTAGGACTTTTGCGACGTTGCCGCCGTTAGCGACAACAAGGATCGTGACCACTCCGACGAAGATCACCAGCCAGACTTCTGAGTTGGGCGCCATGGTGGAGAACTTGGTGTAGGACTGTGTGGCCAGTGCCAGCGAGGAACCCGCCAGGCAGAACGCCAACATACTGGAGAACCATCGTGTGCGTGATTCGCTGCTGTAACAGATGACCGAAAAGAACGTGATCATGTGAAACACAATACGAATGCTCAGTAGCACTTCCCCGTAGGTGGGATCATTGTTCATCGCCGCCTCGCTTTAACCGTAGGATTGCGTTAATCAGTGAAGACATCCACTGCGGCAAATCGCCGTCGTTCTTGACCATCAGGTTGATGGCGCCTAGAACACCAGAGGCGACCGCAGCTCCAATAATCGCTGCCAGCATCGAGCTGCTGTTCGAGAATGCAATCCCCACAGCGTAGCCGAACCCCCAGGACACAACTGTGAGTCCGATTTTGCGAAGAAGTTTTGAAACGAAGGAGGTAACTACGGGGTCTGGCAGGAGGACGAAAAATACGCAGCCGAAGGAAGCTCCCATGGCCGATCCAGGGTGCAGCTGCTCCATTACTGACCATGCGTAGACGAAGCAGACCGTCAGCCACCCTGTATTCGAAGCTGGATCAGTAATCATCAGCGGCTATTTCCCTATAACGTGTGACGCAGGATAGCTGTTTGCCACCCCTATAACAACATAAGGCGGCACAGGCCGGTCGGTCTTGTGTCACGCTGCAGTCCACGCCATCATTGCGTTTTCCATCTGCAAGGACTACCCCGCATGATTGTGGCAATGCAAACCGAGAAACTCCACCCCGATGCAACTCTCCCGATCAACAACACGGGCGGTGCAGCGTTCTTTCAATTCTCTGCCCTGGTAGAAAACCCCGAAGGCGAATTCATTGGCCCAGGCGGCAAAGCACTGTTCCGCACCGGACTTAAAGTCCTGGTCCCGAACAGCTGGATCATCGAGATTTATCCTCGCCGCGCGCAGGATCTGTCCAGCATGAACCACCACGGCACCCGGGTCGGTTTGTTGGACAGCGCCTTTGACGGGGAAGTCACAATCGAACTGATGAATGAAGGCAAATCAATCGTACAAATCAAGCACGGCGATATCATCGCCGACGGCATCCTGACTCAGGTCCACGGTGCGCGCTTCATTGACATCGCCACTGCCACTGCTGAGCACGCACCGCCCGCGCCTACCGAGGCTTAGGGTTGGCGTCGTGTGAGGCGTTGATCTCCTCCGGGTTGAACTCCCGGAGGTTATCGAAGCCGTAGAACGCATCCATCGCCTTACCCTCGTGCATGATCTCCTGCTGCCCGGCCGGCGCCGGGAACACCCGGTTATTACTGACCCTGAAAAAGATCCGTCGGCACTGGGTGTCCGGCGTGGTGGTCACCTCGCCATTCTTCTTGCTGGTCGCGCGCACGATCGCCACCATCGGCATGTTCCGCAGGAACGGGTTGCTGAAATCATAGATTGCGGACATTGATCTTCCTCCAGTTGTTGGTCCGGATGTAGCCCTTGCCGGTATTGAATGGGCGGTTGGGCAGCGGATCGTTCAGCAGGATAGTCGACAGCCAGGGCAGCCAGCCCAGCTCCAGACACTTCTCGTACACGCGCGCGCGAAGCGCATCGCCCTCAGGGCCGTTAGGCGCGTAGTTCAAGCAGACCACGTCGAAGGTGTGCTTCTTGCGAAGCTCCTGAATCATCGCCGCCACTTCTTCGTTCCACACAGCCGCAGCCTCGTCGACCTCGCTGTAGTAGTCCTCGCCGAAGTGGTAATGGCTGAACACCGACTCGGTCATGATCCAGGTGCAGCTGTGGATCATGCGGTCGTAGATGGTGAACCCACGGTTGGAGCAGAACGCGCGGTCAGGCCACAGCAGCTTGAGGTCGTTGATCAGGTCAGCCGCCCCCTGCAGGTAGTCCTCGCGCGGGTAGATGTCCACGGTGTCGACGGTGTCCATGAACACCCCGTCGCTGCCCAGGCCGCGCTTGGAATACTTCACGCGGTACTGCGCGCCGACGGCAGGGTTAGGCGGCGCTTCCGGCTCCAGCACACCGCTGTTGAACGCCAGGATGATGGTGCCGATCTTCTGGTCGTAGGAGAAGTGCTGGCCTGGGATCAGGAACTTGCCGCTGGCCACATGCTGCACGCTGAAGGGTTCATGATCATCGATCGGCGCGTGGGTCATCAGGATGCCGTAGATCAGCGAGCCATCGGTCAGCGGGTGCTGAGCCACGGTCAGGACTTCGTCGTAGGGAACCGGCTCGTTGAACACCAGCGGCAGGTAGTAATCCTGCAGCCTATTGAACCAGCTGCCAGGCCCGCGCTTCACCGCGTCGACGTAGAAGGAGTCCCAAATCCCGTTCTCGTCCGGCGCGTTGTGATCGAGGATTGAGAAATCCTGACCCCACACGCCTTCGGCCTGGACGTACTGGGTGCAGCCGCTGTGCATCGGCGAGAACTGCGGGCAGGCGTTGTTCGAGCACGCTGTGGAGGCGTCACGAATCCAGTTGTTGTCCTTGGTGAAGCCCGCGGCGCAGCTGCCCCCGGTCTCGTACTCGCTGTACCCGGTGCGCGAATCGTTGCCACAGGCCTTCGAGCAGCGCCCCACGCCCTGGTAATACTTCGGGTTGCTCAAGGCACACGCCTTCACGCCTTCGTAGCGCTGGCGGTCGTTGGTGCACTCCGAGAACTCGCCCATGTCGTAGCCACCCTTCAGGTAGTAGCCGGCGTAACCGCCAGGCCCTGTGCCGTCGCCAGTGTGCGGACCCTGTTCCGAGGTGTTGTCCCAAATGTTCGACAGCACGCCGTCCTCTTCGCCGAAGGACACGTAGTTGATCACCTGGATGCCGAGGTCCTGCAGCTCTTTCACTTCCTTGCGGCTCAGCGCCATCGGGTCGGTGATCACCACGTCGTACTGCTTGAACAGCTCCTTGTTGCCGGCTGTGTAGCAGCACAGGAACGTCGGGAACCGGTACTCGATGCTGACCTCGCTGATGTTGCGGTTGTCGATTGGCGGGTTGGCCAGCGGCGTGTAGACGTTCTTGTTCGGGTCGATGTAGGCGATCTTGCCGCCGTCCAGCTTGACGCCGGAGATCGGCAGGTGGTTGACCTGGGAGATGCTGAACTTGGCGTTAAGCGTCTCGGTGACGATGGTGTAGGTGTAGGTCCGGCGGGTGTAGATCATGTTCACGCCGAAGGTCTTGTTCGCCGTCGGCTGCAACACCAGGCGACCTTTGTAGGTTGCGCCAAAGCCAGCCAGCTGACGCATCTGCATGGTGCCCTGCAGCGCCTCGTTGTTCTCGTTCATGTCGAGGACGCCGTGCACGGTGCCGAAGGCGATGGCGCCGTTGGTGACCTTGATGGTCACCGCCGCCGACAATGTCACACTGGTCGGCGTTACCGCGGTCACTGTGACGTTGTCAGGAATGCCGCGACCGATCGCCATCATGCCGACAGTGATGCCGACAGTGGAGGCGATGTTGATCACGGTCTGGCCGACGTTCCAAGAGGTCAGGTTGCGCTCGACAGCGTCCTTCAGCACGCGCACCGTGGCCGCGCCGAAGTCCACGTAGCCCAGCAGCTTGAGCAGGTCACCGGTGTGGTTGAAGGACAGCCAGGCCTGCTTGGATGCAGTCGCGTGCATGCTCGCCAGGGTCGGCGTGGCTGGGTCTTCCCACCAGTTGGTGCTGACGTAGGTGATCTGGTCCGAGGTGTGGGTCAGATCCAGCGCCACCTCGCCGACGTTGGTGCCGTCCGGGTCACCCACGTTGGCTGTCATCACAATCGGCAGGGTGATGATCCCCGATGGCTCCGTGCCCAGCAGGTTGGGGGCGAACGACAGCTCGTAGGCTGTGTTGGCGTTCAACGCGCCGATCAGCACGTTACCCAGCGAGGTCTGTGTGGTCGGGTGCAGAAGTTTGGCGTCAAAATTCAGTACCACGTTCTCAGCCGAGACGCCTTGGGTCCACAGCTTGAGTTTGGTGGGCTGCACTCGCTCGCTGGTCTTGAGCGAGAACGCCTTGATGTCGATGTCTTTGTTGGCGTAGGAGTAGACCTTGATCCCGGAGAAGATGAAGAACTCCGTCGGGCTGTTGGTGTAGCAGAGGATGTCCAGCGTGTGCGTGCCAGGCGCCAGACCGTCGGCCACCACCTGGTCGCGGAACTCGTTGCCCCAGGCGCTGAAGTCATCGGCGTTGGAGCTGACGATGTCCTTGAACTTGGCCAGGCCCGGGATCGTGGAGGGCAGCTGCCCATCGATCAGGATGTACGCCACGCCCCAGCCGGGGTTCAGCGATGCACGCACCGCGACACTGGTGCCGGTGAACGTGATGCTGGCCTTGCCGGTGGTGCAGAACGCCCGCTTCTCACGGGTCTCTGCCGGTGCCGCGCCGTCGCCACCGTCCACAATCCACGAGCCGGTCTGATTGGAGCCGGCGTAGTTGAAGGTGTTCTGCAGGTTGAAGTTCTGGATGTCTCGCCACTCCGCGCGAACCTCGTCGAAGTTCTGCCCTTCGATGGCGATGTCGGTGGCCAGGTGGATGTAGCTGGAGCTTTGGTTGGTGTTGATGCTCATACGAGGGCCAGCTCCGTGAAGACGACGGTCGGGGTCAGCACGGCGGCTGCGTTGCCCTGGTTGGTCAGGGTGACTTCCATCACGCCGCTGGCGATGGCGAAGTGCGAGAAGGTATCCTTCAGTTCACCCAGCACGCCGGCCGCCTCGTACAGGATCGTCGAGCCGACCTTGATCAGCACGTCGTACATCTGCAGCGGGGTGGACGTGGTGCAGTAGACGCCGAGCAGCATCAGCCCGCCGTTGCCGACGTTGTGCGCGGTGTTGATCACCGCCGAGGCGTGGCCAGCCGGGCTGACCGCTGCCAGGCTGAGCTTTTTCACCTGGGCGAGGTTGCCGGAGATGCCTTCGATTTCATCCAGCGCGGCCTGCAGCGCAAGCTGCGTGGTGGTCATCAGCGCCATGGCTGCGCCGACCTGCTCGTTCAGCGTGCCCACGTCGGTGGTCAATCCCTCGACCGTGATGATGGCGGCGTCGAACTCAGCCTTGAGGGCGGTCAGCGCGGCGGCGGCCTGGGTCGCGGTGGTCGCGGCAGCCACGGCGGTGTTGGCTGCCGTGGTCGCGGCTTCCAGTTTGATCAGGGCTGCTGCCACCTCAGGGCCGAGGGATGCCTGGGCACCGCTGACGTCGGTGATCAGCGCCTGGACCTTGAGCGTAAGCTCAGCCACCGCTGCGTTAAACGCTGGGAAATTGTCTGCTGCTGCCATTACCTGCATCCTTGTGGTTGGCTTACGTGCCGGAGAAGTCGGCCGTCAGGAGGTTCCAGTTTCGCATTGCGCTGAGATCACCGCTAGGGTGTTGTGCAGCGCCGAAGAAAGCAACCGCCCATAGGTTGCCTCGGTTACCGTCGGGGAAGCCCACGGTGACGACCGCGTTCACCGGAGCCTCCCAAGATCCACGGTCGACGGTGGTGGCCACCGATCCCATGCCAGAGAGCATGAACCCGTGGGTGAGGTCAGGGTAGCCCCAGGCATGCGTGCCCTTGGCCAGAACGTAGTCTTCGTCGCCGGACACGTCTGCAGCGCCCCAGTAGTTGTTCAGCGCGTACCCGCGAGTGAACTCCTGCAGGACCCAGGCCGACATCAGCCCGCGGAACTTGATGATGGGCCAGGCGCTGTCGTAAGTGATGTCGCTCCACTCATTCATGATGCGCAGGCCGTAGTCGGCGTAGCCGTTGTCACCTGGCAGCCCGAAGCTGCCGACCCGGTACTGCCAACCAGTGTTGAACCCTGCGTACATCGCTGAGCCGTCTTGGGCGAAGATGTGTTTGGTCACCAGCACCGTGAACCCGGTCCATGCCCCTTCCACGCCGCGATGCAGGAACGTGCCCAGGCCACACGGCACCACGCCAGGCGTCGGCACAGCGAACACAAACGGCGGGTACTCGGTGGCGACCACCTGAGGGTAGGTGACGTGGCAGTAACCGTAGGCGTACTGAGGCCCGAGCAGCCCGTTAGGGCTGACGATGATGTCGCCACGGAATGCCTGGGTCATGATCATCGAGTCTTCGTCGATCACCAGCTGACCGCTGTTCCCCAGCACCGAGAATCCGTATGACATGGTAGTCCTTAGAGGTATTTCATTAGGTTGATCACGATCATACCGGTAGCGCGGGAGCCTGGCACTGGCTGACCCCGCACTCGGACCATGCCCGGGTAAACCTCGACGACGGGAAGGCACTGGGGGTGCTGCGCGTTGGACTGGAAGTAAATCTGCATGTCAGGGTTCAGCACCGCTGTCATCATCTTGTAGATCGTGATCACAGCGAACACCCCACCCACCGAGGTGGTCTCGATGGGGATGTCGATCACGGTACTTTGGTCGATGGTGGTCCAGCCCACCCACACCGATTCGATCAGCTTCACGGTGAAGGTGTCCGGGTCAAGGCTTGTGAAGCCTTGCCCGTTCCTGATTTCCAGTCCCCAGTTGCTCAATTCAGCCTTCCTAGCTTGACCCGCGGTGTGCCCGCGCCGTCGGTCACGGTGATGGTCTGGTTGGTTTGCACCAGGCTGCCCTCACCTGGTGTGTTGCCGTTCATCTCGAAGACCCCCGCCTTGGTCAGACGCCAGCCAATTTCGTTCGGCTTGTAGTTGTCGGACTGCAGCGCCTGGCTGATCTTGGCCATGGTGATGGAGGCTTCGCGGATCAGAGCGTCCTGGATTACCGTGCGCCCGTCAACTACCGCGAACGCCAGCGTGTAGCTGCCGCCGACTGGGTTGTAGACGTAGAACCGGTCAGCGATCGCACCGATCTCCGCAACACCGTCCGCCACCTGGATACCGAACACAGCCGACTTGCCGTTGACCGTGGCGGTGGTGACCGCGCGCGCGACGGCGCCGTCGGTGTAGTTGGCCTGCGCGGTGATCTCTTGCTTGACCGTGGCGATGTCGTCCTCGGTCGACGCCGACAGGGTTTCAATCCGCTGCGACAGCGCGCCGTCACCGTCGACCCGAGCAGTCTGCTCGACCAGCATGGCAGCCAGGATGTCGTCGTTGATCTGCGTCTTGATCGTCAGGATCTGGCCAGCGATCGCTTCGTTGTTCGCCGCCATGGCGAACTGCATCTCCTCGAGGGACGCTGTGATGTCGTCGTCGACCTGAGCCTGCAGCGTGGTGATCCGCGCCACCAGCGCTTCGTCTTCGGTCAGGCGGGTGATCTCCTCGACCATGTTGCGCGCTGCGGTGCCTTCCAGTTGCGCCTTGGTCGACAGATCCCGGATGGTTTCCAGCATCTTCTGCATGCGGATGTCGGTCTTCAGCGCGTCCAGCGCGTTCTTCACGCCCTCGACGTTGGCTGCGGCCGACTGCAGCATCTCGTCGAACAGCCCACCTGGTCGGCGAATCTCCTCGTCCAGCGCAGCCAGGATGTCCTCGAAGTTGTACAGGGTGGTGCCCTGCGCGCCAACGAACTGGGAGACGCCGTAGATGTTGGTGCCTCGCACGTAGTAGTAGTAGGTGGTTTTCGGCTTCAGGCCCACGTCCACCAGGTCGGTGCCGATGGCGATACGCCTGGCGTTCGACTCCACCATGTTCATGGTCAGCGGCACATCACTGCGCCAGAACTCATACATCGCACCCGGGTAGATGCTGCGCGGGCGCAGCGAGATCTCGAACGTGGTGACGTCGACCTGGATGCTGTCGGGCGGCGCGGGCAGCAGCAGGCCTGCGATGTTGACGGTCAGTTGCACCCACTCCGAGGTCCGTCCGGTGGAGGTCGTGGCCTTGATGCGGAATATCCACTCGCCGTCGACGATGTCCTTCTCGTCCACGCTCAGGCCGGCGCCGGAGTAGATGGTGCGGAAGGTGACGTCGTTCGGGTCGCGCGCCTCGAGGATGTAACCGTTGCAGCGGACGTCGTCCACGCCTCTCCAGCTCACGGTCAGACCCTGGTGCTCAGTGCCGCCGGCAACGTACTTGAACGACGACGCGGTGATGTGCGTAGGGCCGGCCAGCGGGCCAGACGGGATGGTGCTGTCCGGTGTATCGGGCAGCTGCAGGTCGAACTCGACGAAGTTGTACTTGTTCGGGTTGTGCTCGGTCGCCGAGATCTGATAGGTCAGCCCGTCATCCTGCTCGACCACCGAGGTCACCCGGTACATCGGCGTCACCAGCGAGGCGCTGGACAAGACCCACACGGCGCCCTTGATCGGCACTTCCGGGAACGCCTGCTTCAGGGTGCACACGTCGCCGTTGAAACCCTGCACCTCGCGGGTCTGGATCACGCCGCTTGGCATGACGCAGTTCAGATACCAGGTCCCGACCACTTCGCCAGGCTTCGGTGCCTTGTCCAGGGTGATGACCTTGGCTGTGCCATCGAGTGTCCGGCCGCCATACCGCGCGCCGGCCCGGTCCGGGTCGGAGATCTTGATGTAGTCGCCTGGGCGCAGGTCAGCGTGGTCAGCTGTCGCGGTGTAGGAAACGATCTCCGTCTCCATCCGTTCCGAGTACAGAATCCACTTGGCCAGACGCCGTGCCTGGCCTCGGCTGGTGCAGCACGCTGCGGTGACCTGGGTCTCTCTCCAACCGAACAACTGGATGCTTTCAGGGTCCTCGTACAGCTCCGGGACCTGCTTGTATTCATCGTTCGGGTCGTTCCACATCACCACGGCTACGGAGTGACGCTCGCGCAGTGAGGTGCCGACGTACTCGAACCCGTCCGAGGTGACGTTGGCTGGGGTGACCAGCTTCAGCGCATCGCCTGGCATGTCGGCCACGGCCATGACCGAGTCCGAACCCCAGTAGACCATGCCACGGAAAACACTGGCCAGGGTGTTCAGGACAACGATGGCTTCTTCACGGCTGGCGAACAGCGTGTTGCAGGTGAACCGTGGCTCCCAGCCGCCGTAGCCGTTGGGCACCATTTCGTCGCAATACTGCGCGATGCGGTACAGCGACCATTTGTCCACGGACTGGTTGTTGGCGCCGATGACCGGGTGGGTCGACAGGTCATAGAAGCACCAGGCCGGGTTGTCCGACCACGCCATCTTGAACTGCCCGTCCCAAAACCCGCTGTAGGTGCGGTTGATCGGGTCGTAGTTGCTCGGGATGCGGATGATGCTGAGCTTCACGTCGTAGGAGCGGGCCGGCATCTTGGAGCCGAACAGTTCCGAGTCGGCGTCCAGCGCCACCAGAGCGCTGTCCGGATAGGACAGCCGAGCGTCGATGACCTCGGTCATCATGGCCCAAAACAGATCGTCCTGGATCTTGGCCGAGCTGGACTCCGGCTGCGCGCGGCGCACACGGATATCGAACGGGCCAACGCCATTGAGCGGCACCCGCACCGAGCGTTGGTAGGCGGTGGTGGTTTTGCCGACGATGGTGTCACCCGCCGTGACCGTCCAGGCACCGCTGGAGTTTTTCACGTCGATGTAAAAGCCAACCTGGTAACCGGCCATATCGCCGTTGGCTTTCTGCTCACTCAGCCCCTGTACAGCCAGGGTCACGATCACCGCGTTGGCGTCGTTGTTGGTCACCGACCGCACCAGCGGCGTGGCGAATTTCACCTCGGCCGAGATGTCGATGGTGTTTTCCACGGCGGTGAAGCCGGGGATGTACGCCTGGTCAGGGTAACCCTCGCGGGTCTGGACGGTGATGCCGTTGAAGTTGAACGTGCCGTCAGGGTTCTGCAGCGGCGTGCTGTCCAGGAATACCGACTGCAGCCCGTTGACCAGCCCCACGATTGGGCCGTGCGCCAGCAGGTCGAGGATGCGCCCGCGCGCCTTGCTTCGCAGCGACTGCGGGGCTTCCACCGGGATGTACTGGGCAGGCGGTTTGGAGGCGCCCTTGGCACCCTCAATGGCGGATGTCAGCGGGTGCACCTTCCACTCGCCTTCAATGGTCAGCGGATGGCGATTGCCCGCGGCGCGGATCTGTTTACCCTGATCGATAGTCATACGGCCATCGGCTCCGCGTAGAGACCGGCGCTGATCACGATGCTGCCGATCATCATGCGCCCGTAGCCACGCGGCACAGCCACGCCCTGGGTCGATTGGTTGGTTGGGCCGTCGAACAGGAACGAGGCTTTGTCAGCCTCTCTCTCGTTGCCGCTGGCGCTCGCTCCTGCGCCGGGGATCTTGGTGGTACTGGCGATGATACCGCCGACCACCATGCCCAGGCCGGCGCCGGCCAGCATGGTCGACATGGCGCCCCACGCTGCGATCGACGTACCACCGGTGAAGAAGGCAGCCACGATCATCACGATGCCGACGATGATCATGCCCGCGCCACTGTTGGCGCCCTCGATGACCGGGATCAGGTGCAGCTCGTTCTGGTTACCCAGCGTCATCTGCAGGCCTTCCTCGCTGACCTCGTCGTTGCCTTCCAGGGAGCCGCGCACGACGCGCCAGTTGCCGGCCTTGATCTCAGCCTCGAAGCCTGGCAACTGAATGCACATCGCGCGGATCGCTTCACCTGGTGTGGCGACGTCCATCTTGAACTCGCCAGGGAATTTTTCTTTCAGGCTGCCATAGAGCATCAGTGTTTTCATTTCACACTCCCTGTGTACCGAAGCCAATGTGTGATGTGGGGCATGTAACGGTAGATCGGCTCGCGCGCGGACAGCCGGCTGAAGTCGACCGGATCTTTGGCGCCGATCTGGTGGATCATCAGTTCGTCCTGTAGCAGCACGCCGCCGTGGTTGGCCACGTCCATCTCACCGCCGAGCCGCGCCAGCCAGACATCGCCAGGCTTGGCTTCACTGGCGTCGATGCGCTCGAACCCGGCCTTCTCGAACCCTTGCTCGAACAGGTTCTGCTGGCCTTCCTTCCACCACTCCCAGTCGCGCGGGAACTCGGGCAGGTCGATGCCCAGTTCCATCTCGTAGTAATCCTTGATCAGAGAGTAGCAATCCGTCACGCCATGCCGGAACGGGCGGCCGAGCAGCGGGTGCTTCGGCGCGCCTTTGCCCCACCAGATCAGGTCGTGGGCCACGGTGCCGTCAGTGGCGATGATGCCCCACGGCACGTTGGTGCTGATCTGCCCCTGCATGTCCAGCGAGGACGGCGCGGCGATGTTGTCCGGGTGGCTGTGGACAACTGCCAGCAGCCCTTCGGCCATAGCGCGGCGGTGGTCGCTATCCTTCACCGCGAAGTATTTGTCCGGGTGCTCGTGGATGTTCTCCACTTCCGTGCAGCCGGCCTCGGTGATGAACCAGACCGCTTCGTTTGGGTAGGCTGCGATGGCGCCTTCCTGAATTTGCTCGAGATATTGGATAAACATCAGATCCGTCCGACGCCAGGGTAGCCATAGAAAGGGAGGGTGGAGTACGCCCCGAAGTGTTTCTTGCAGTCGCTCAACCGCTTGCCGCACTTGGCCTTGGTCGGGTCAGTGGTGGGGTTGCCGTTGGGCTCGAACATCGCGTTTCCGGTGTAGGGGCAGGTCACGCCGGTGTAGTTCCAGCGGTTGTTGGCCCAGTAGCGGAAGCGGTGAGTGCAGCTGTCCCGGAGCACCTGCCTGGCCGGGATCATCAGGCCTTGCTGGTCCATGGCCACGGACAGCTCGAACTGCAGCAGCGTGCGCTTCTGCGAAGACTTGCGCTCGATCACGAAGTTTTCAGGGAGGTACAGCGCCTGCGGGTTTGGCGAGGCACCATCGTCCAGGTACTTGGCGTAGGTGCGGATGCGGGTGACAGGGCAGCCCACCAGGTCGCCGGAGTTGACCACCATCGACAGGAACATCAGGTCCTTGGCAGCCAGCGTCAGGGTTGGGCGCGGCAGGGTGCCGTCGCCCACCCACTTGAAGCCGTCGGCCGTGATCGGTAGGGCAGGGTAGGTGATGCCGCCGAACTTGACCGGGACGCCATTGTTGGAGGTGGGCGAAAAGCACAGTAGCCCCTCCCCCACCTTGCTGGCGTCGATCTGGAACATGGTCACAATCGTGTCCTGAACCAGACCCTGAATGTCCGTTGCGATAAGAGTCATGGCATCCCTGTCTACTTTGCTTATCTGGCGCCATAGTAACAGCGCCCCTGCCCGGCCGGTACTGCTGTTACGCCGGGTTGAAGTCCTGCTCGAACGTGGCTGTGAGGATCTCGTCGTTGAACTCGTTGTAGGTCAGCTTCACTTCCTGGCAGGTCACCTGGTACACCACCCCGGTGATGGGGTGGGTCCAGTGGAACGGGACCAGCTTCAGTCGCGCCTTCAGCCAGGCATAGACCTCGCGGGCGTCTGCCACCTCAAGCGTGTTCCACTTCAGCGGCCAGGTGTATTTCAGGTAGTTCAACCCTTTGGGGCGCCGGAACACATAGCCGTCGCCCATCTTGACCTCGTCGATATCCGCCTCAGGCGTATCCTCTAGGCCGTAGTCAGGGTTGTCGATCGCTGGGAAAACATCCATTTACTCACCTATCCCTTGACGAATTTGTAGACGACGCCGTTAGGGCGCATCTGCTCGGTCAGTACCGACATCACCGACGCGCGCGAGGCCTCTGCGATCTGTTTGGCCTGTTTGTTCTGGTCAGCTTCCGAGCCGCCACCGCCGCCTTCCACCGTGATCTGGATCACCGGTGCCAGGGTAACCTGCATGGCACCGTCGCCACCGCCCAGCTTCGACGCGCTGTTACCACGACTGGTGACGTGGGCCGGGCCAGATACCAGCTCTGGACCGTACTCGCCGACGATACCTGTCCGGTTATACGGGATGTAGCCGCCGGTGTCGTACATTTGCGTGCCGCCACCACTGCCGCCAGAAGATCCGCCACCACTACCAGCCAGCTGACCGATCGCCATGGCACCTACAAGCGCGGCGTTGGCGTAGCCCGTGGCGCGGATGAACGTCGCCATCGGCAGGCCCAACACCATAGGGTTACCTGACATCATCATCGCCTGAGCCGCAGCCACCTCGGTGTACATGATGATCTGTGCAACGGAGATCGCTTTCTGTGCCACGAACGCCAGCTTCTGCGCGTTGGAGGCGCCGTCCGCTGCACTGGCAAACATCCCCAGCACGTTGGACACGGAGCCCATGGCAGCCATCAGGGCCATGGTCCCCATAGCCTCAGCGTATTTGGCCTGCTCAGCCGTGATCACCGCCTGGGCATCACCAGAGGTTTTGATCAGCGCCTCTTTATCGGCTGCGTACTTCTTGTTGATCTCCAGCAGCTTGCGGTTGTGTTCCTCTTCAGCGCCTTGCTGAAGCAGGTTGCGCGCGTTCAGCTCTTCCAGCTGACGGTTGAACCCGTCGTCCAGGCCGGCGTTTGCCGAGGCTGTGTCGTAGGTGTGCGCGTCCTGGGCTTTCTGGTAATCCTTCAAGCCGTTGGCGCGCTCGATCTCCGTCGACACCCAGTCGGTGAACGGCGAGGACGATGCCTCCCCAACCTGCAGGTTTGCCTGTGGGAGCGAGGATTTGATCCCCTCCTTCTGCGAGCGCTGCATCTCGTCGGTGATGCGCTTGTACTCTTCCAGGCTGAGGGTGCCGGCCTCAAGGCTGCGGTTCAGCACCGCCAGATCCTGGGCAGCCTGCAGGAACGGGCTGGTGTTGTAGGTGGCCTTCACTTTTTCCAGCGCAACACGGTTCAGGTCCAGTGCCTTCACCGCGTTGTAGTGCGCCAGGTTCAGCTCACCGATGGCCTTGGCTTCCTGCTCGGCGGTGATGGTGACCATCTTGCCGTCGATGACTTCGCCCTGGCGCAGGCGGTGCATGGCCTCCTTGCCTTTGGCCAGTTCCAGTTCCGAGTAGGTGACCTCGTCGAATTTCTTTGCCAGCGCAGTGTAGGTGCGCAGGTCCTCGGACGCCTGACGGTCATCAGCTTTGGCAGCCTTCTTGTCTGCCTTAGAGCCCTTGGTCTCCAGCGACTTGATCTGCCCCAGCACTCGGGCCTGGTCTTTGTACAGGTCGGTGACGGTCTTGACGTCCATCGCCTTGCCTTCACCAGGGTTTTCAGCCGCCCTGATACGCTCAGCGAGCGATGCAGCCTCTTTTTGGTACGCCAGCATATTCTCGGTATCGCTGCGTTCCACGGCGGCAGCGGCATCGCGAGCTTCCGTAAGAGCCTGCTGCTCTTCGGTCATTTTCTTCTGCAAGACCAGGCGCTTGTTTTCCAGGTCCGCAATGTGCTCGACCGATGCTTCGGCCAACTGCAGGCCTGGACGGTCATCCGTGCTGCCAGCCAAGCGCGCGTTGTCGTCCTTGGTGATCAGAGCAGCCTGCTGAACCCTGGCCTCCGTGATCTTGTTCTCGATATCAAGGAGCTGCTGGGCGTTGGAGGTTGTGGCCTCGTAGGTCTTCTTGTTTACCTTGGCCTGCTGATCAGCCTCCAGAGCCTTGATGGTTTCAGAGAACGGTCGGACGTTCCCCTGCACCTTGAGCAACTGCCCGGTGCCGAGCTGCACTTGGCGTTCTGCCAGGGCCTTTTCCTGGGTCAGTCGGCCAACGGTTTTCTCCAGGTTCAGGTTATTGAACCCGAGACCGCTACGGCTCTGGCTGGCTGCCAGTTTGCCTTGGGCAATGGTCAGGTCGTTGGTCAGGCCCACCAACTTCTCGATCCGCTTGGCTTGCCAGTCAGCCTCGTTGGAATAGTCGTTGGTTGTGGCGCCGAGCTTGCCCAGCGATTCCTCGGAATCGATCACCTTCTTGTCGTAAGTGCTGACCAAAGCTTGCAGCCCTGCCAGCCGGTCAATCAGCGGTTGCAGATCCTTCTCAGCGACCCCAACCGAGCGGCCGTTGGTGATGGTCTGCGAGGTGCTTTTGATCTTATCAGCCAGGTTCACCGAGCCTAGCTGGTCGGACTTGATCTGCTCTTTGAGGGCAGCGCGCTGGCGCGCCAGGCCGGTCTCTTCAATGGACTGCTTGAGCTTGTCGTAGCTGCTCTTGACCTGATCAACCTCTGCGCGGTGCTTCATCACCTCGTCGTCGGTCTTGGTGCTGAACACTTCCCAAATGGCCGACCCGATGCCGTACACCAGGCCTACCCAGCCCAGCGCCCGCATAACCATACCCAGGCCTGCAGCCAGCTTCGCTGCGCCCGCTGCGGCACTTGCCGTTGCCGCAGTCATGGTCCCGAGGACACCCACGGAGCGGCCCAGCGTTGCGTTCAACATCTCGGTGTTGGTTCGAGCCACGCTGGTGGCCATGCCCATGATTTGGTAGCTGGCCGACGTTGATTGCAGGCGGCTGGATACCAGGGTCAGCCGCTCCGACGCGCCCTTGGCATCTGAGGAGAAGGCGGCGAACACGTTGCCCGAGGCGAACTTGTAGGCGACGATACCGGCCACCACACGGGCAAAGGCTTCAGCCGTGGTTTGGGCTTGCACCATCAGGCGGTCAAGGCCTGTGATGTCCGTCCCTTCCTTGTACGGCTCCATCATCTCCAGGATGTACTTGGACACCCCTGCCACGCTCTCGCGCAGGCGCATGTCCATCTGGCTGAACGCCTGCAGCTGGACTTCCTCAAGGCTGGACAGCATCTCCTTCCAGTCGAACTTGAGGTTGTCGGAGATGATCTTCTCCATGCGATCGCCGGCGCCGGCCACGTTCTGGTTCTGCTTATCGAACTCGTTGTACTTGCTGGTGTTGTCGATCAGGCCGGTCACCGCCGAGGACGCATACACGCCCACCAGGTTGGTGATCGCCGCCAGGCGCTCAGGCCCTGGAAGGTCTTTAAACGCCTTGCTCATTTGGTTGATGATGTTGCTCAGCGACCGGGTGTTGCCCTCGGCATCGAGGATGTCCAGGCCATACTTCTGGATCACCTCCGAACCCTTCTTGGTAGGGTTCAGCAGGCTGGTGAACATGCGGCGCAGCGCGGAGCCAGAGCGCGAGCCCTTGATCCCCGAGTTGGCCATGGTCTCAATCGCGGCGGTGGTCTGCTGGATCGAGAAGCCGGCGGTCTTGGCCGCCGGACCCGCGTAGCTCAGCGAGTTGGCCAGCTGCTCGATGTCGGCGTTGGAGTTGTTGACCGCGGTGGCCATCAAGTCCACGACGCTCTGCAGCTGCTTGGCCTCCATGCCGAAGGTCATCAGGACGTTGGTCGAGATGTCAGCTGCCCGCGCCATGGACACGTTGGCGAGGTTGGCCAGCTGCAGGGAAGGCTTCAGGGCGACCAGCGCCTCGTTGGCAGACAGACCCGCCATACCCAGTTGCTGCAGGCCGTCGCCTACTTCGGACGCGGTGAACACGGTGGTCTGGCCGAGGGCTCGGACCTGCATCTCCAGCGCTTTGGAACTCTGCGCAGCGTTGGTCAGCCAGGTGTCCCCGTCGCCGCCTGTGGACATCACGGCTTTGGTGCGGGCCATCGTGGCGTAGAACTCAGCGCCGGTGACGATGGTGTCACGGAACGCTGCAGACACCCCGTAGGTTGCCGTGGCAGCCAGCACCGTGGCGCTGGTGTACATGCCAACGCTGGCGTGCAAGCCGGTCAGTCCTGCGCGCAGCATGGCCGCCGACTGACTGCCCAACTCTTGGGACAGGTTGACTTTGGCCTGCGCGTTACCGAACCCCAGCAGGCTGCTGGTGGACATACCCAGGAGCTTGTTGTGGCGATCCTGTTCCGCGATTTGAGTCTTCAGCTGAGTTACGCGCTGGCCGTGCGAAGTAGAAGCCAGCTGAGCCTGGGCCTGCAGCCGTACCAGTGCAGCCTCCTCCCGCTTGATCGCCGCCGTCATTTCGTCGACGACCTTGACCTCGCTGATGGACTCGGCAATCGCCTTTTTGCGCGCCGAGATCTGCGCGTTGACCTTGGCGATTTCTTCCTGCCGGCCGCCTGCCAGGCTAACCAACGTCGCGCGCAACTTGACCAGCTGTGCGTCTTCCCGCGCGCTCTCGGTAATCTCCGATTTACGGGCGGCAATCAGCTGCTGGATTTTGGTGATCTCTTCCTGCTGCCCACCGGTGAGCCCTGCCAGCGTCTTCTGCAGCTGGCGCAGCTGAGAGTCGAGGCGGAACTCCTCCGTGATCTGGCTCTTTCGGCTGGCGATGTACGCCTGCGTCATCACGTTGGACTTGCCCTGCTCGGTGGACATCTGCGCCAGCGTGAGCACCAGGTTGTCCCCGGTGTGTCGCAGGCGCTGGTCCGCCGTGGCCATGTTCTGCTTGTGGCCCAGGCTGGTTTTCAGGTTGAGGTTGGACTTGGCCACCTCAGTGTCGGTGGCAGCGATCGCTGCGCGCAGATAGCCGTTCTCAGCTGTCAGCTTGCTGGTCAGCTGAAGGGTCTTGGCCTGCCAGGCACTGTAGGTGTTCTTCGAGTTGGTGTCGTTAAGCAGCCGCCCAAGCTCTGCCAGTTCCCCGTTGTACGCCTGAGCCTGCACGGTGGCTTTGAGGTTGGCGTCGGCCATGCCGGACATCAGCCTGACGGCGTTGTCTCGAACAAACTTCATCTTGTTGCCGAGGGTCTCGGCGTCGGCACCGGCCTTGACCAGTGCTTCTTCGAGGTCGTTGTACTGCTTGGTCATGTCGACCAGCAGTTTTTTCGAGGCTGAAGTGGCCTTACCCCCTCTTTTTTCCAGTTCGTCCAGGGCGCTGGCAGCGCCTGTCAAACGGAGCTGGAATTGTGCCAACTGGCTCAGCGATTCGGAGAAGTCCACTTCAAACTGAGCCATTGCTATTTCCTTTTGCGTGGCTTGGGTTTCGTCTGTTCCAGGGATTCAGCTTCTGCCTTCGACTGGATGTGCTGATCATACAGGATGGCGTTGTCAGTTTCCTCCATTGTCAAGTAGAAGAGGTCAGCTTGCTCCGGGTGCAGCTTGAGAATCCGTTCTGCGAAGTCAGCCATTTCCTGGTAGGGCAGCGGCTGATACCCGTGCTGGCCGAACTGCCGCCTGCGGTGCAGGCGGAAGAACGAGTCGGCCAGCCATCGGTGTATGGGAAGGGGTTCGACGTATTCAGCGAGCTTGGGATGCTTCTTCCCGAACTTCTTTTCCAGCGCCTTGAATGCAGCGATCCCCTTGCCGCCGTACTTGATCAGGAAACGGCAGAACTCTTTACCACTTTGGCCACTTCGAGGTTGGCTGCGGCGCGGTAGTAGTAGTGGTTGGCGCTGTAATTTTCGAGGTGGGCAGCCAGCTCAGCGTAGATCGGATTCATCAGCAGCTTGATGCCGATCTCGGGCGTGTACTTGATCTCGCCGGTTTCTTTCTCGCCGACGTTTTTCCAGTCGAGCAGGACGTGCTCGCAGAAGGCGATGACGTGGATTTCCTGCATCTTGAGGACCGCTTCAGTGGTCATCAAGCCGTTGTCGTCTTTGGCGTCAATGGCGTCTTTGTTCTGCGTGTACAGCTCGCCCACACGCGCGTTGTAGGCAGGGCCTTTACGAGCGAGCAGGAATTCACCGCCCATGTATGGAGCCCATACACCGCCGGAGGAAAGTTTTGGGTCGATTGCGATGGAAGAGAGGATCAGCATTTTGGGTCGTCCTTGGGGTAAGTTCGGTAACTAGCGGCGTTACTCTAGCAAGAGCCACGCCGCAAGTCACCACCCCAAGGCTTACGGGGTTGGAACGAAAGTGATCGCAATCACACAAGGAACACCGACGTTGGTGCCGATGGTGACGGTGCCGGCTTCAGCGGTCAGGGTCATGGCCGACTTGTAGTCAGCGTTTTCGCCTTCAGCGTTGTTGGTCGGCGCCTGCGCGGTCAGGTTCGGGCAGATGATGGTGAACGTGCCTTCAGCGGTGGAGATGGTGGTCTTCAGGCTGACGCGCTTGTTGTCCATGTGGGTTTTCAGGATGGTCTGGTCGAAGTAGTAGATTTCACCCGAGAAGGTGACTGCCACTTTACCGATACCGATACCCGCAGCGAACTGGTGACCCAGGCCGGACTGCTCGCGCACGTTGTTCTGGATCTGCATCGAGGCGTCGGACCAGGTGACTTCCATCAGCTCGTCGTCTTCGTCGCGGATCTCGATGTTGCCCAGGTTGTTCGAGCTATCAGCGATCTCGTAGTTGGCTGGCGCCGTCTTGGAGATAGCCACCGAACCACCCAGGCCGTCGCCGCCGGCTACCGCATTACCGTAGTCAGCGTTGGCCGACATGGTGTTGCACGCCAGCGTAATCAGCTCGCCGTCACCGAAGTTCAGGGTGGCGTCGTTCATCATGGTGCCGAAGTACCATTCGTGGTCCAGGCGGTCAGTCGACAGCGCACCCTGGCGGACGGTCTTCTCGACCACCATGTACTGCTTCAGCTCGCCATCGGTGATGAACTTGCCCAGCGCCGGGTTGGTGTTGTCGACGTTCTTCCAGGTGTTCAGGAGGATCAGCTGCAGCAGGTCCTGCACCCAGTCGGTCGCACCGAACTCGACAGTCACCGAGCCGTTGGCGCTGCCCTTGGTGTTCTTCGAACCTTGGGTACGGCGAGTGCCGGAAATCGCAGTCGAGGACTTGGATTCCTTCTGCATCGCGAACCCTTCAGTGGTGAAGGGGATGAACTTCATCGGTACGCGCGAGGCGCCAACGAAGTCAGACTTGCGGTCCAGAGGGCTGATGGCGTAAGCCAATGCCACCGAGGACGAGTCGTTAAAGCTCTTTACTTGTGGCATAGCCGTCAGCTCCTTTGAACGTAAATTTCAAACTCAATGTTTGTCACACCACCGTAGGCGGTGAAGCCATGCAACGGGGTCGGCGGAACGGGTGTGAATGTGCGGAACCGGATACCGTCGATTGTCCGGTCCTGGAACCACTCAGCCACAACGTCTACCTTGCGGCCGTACTTTACCTTGTCCCGAGGGGATTTGGTAAACAACGACACGTCCAGGCTGCCAGTCACGCGGCGCGGAGCCACTTGAGAGGGGCCTGCACGCCGAGTGCTGTCGATGTTCAGCTCGAACAGCCAGAAGTCCTGGTTCTGCTCGAGCAGAACTCCCGCGTCGTTGACGCTGACATCCAGCCCTTCGGTAAAGTCGTATCCATACAGCATGTCAGGCGTGACTTTGGTTCGCAGCCAGTCACGAAAGCGTGTGTCGAGTTCGGTGAGCGAGCCCAGCATGAAGTCGGTCATCGGTATTTCTTCCTTACCTGGCCGGTCGCCATGGCGTTCTCGAACTGACGGACCACTTCTTCTCTCGCTGCAGCGCCTGCCTCCTCGATGTTGGCGTTCTCGCCATACTCGGTGCCTGGCTCGACGGCGTTGTAAAAGTAGAACACGGTCTCCGGCGATCGGCCGGCGACCAGCTTTTCAACCACTTCCCGCAGCTCGCGATCACGGACAAACCTTTGAGTCAGCGCAGCGTTCTTGCCACCGTCGCGACGGCTGCCGACGGGGTTGACCGCGGCCCGGGTGCTGGTGCCGCGAAGGTCCCGCAGCTTGCCCCATGTTCTGGCGCCTGGCCGGGATCTGCCGCGCGCCGCCAGCAGCCAGTGGGCTGCCGCGTTGGACGAATCCTGTTTGGTGGTCTGCACCGCGATGACCAGTCCGGCCAGCAGCGCGCGACGGATCGAGCGGCTGAACAGCGCGCCGATGTCGATGGACACCTGGTCGGCCAGCTTGGAGAACTTACCCATCAGACCACCCTCAGCGTGTACTGCCGGCTGCCCGCCTGGGTCTCAGCGGTCTTGACCTGCTTCTTCACGCCGTTCAACTCCAGCCACACATCCTTACCTGTCAGGCTGATGCCGAACGGCAGGTGATCGCGCTCGAAGTAGACGGTGCGGTAGGTGTTGGTGTCGGTGGCCCACAGTGCCGCGTCGACAGCCTTCTCCATCACGCCGGTGACGTTGTACTGGGTGGGCGTCTGCTCCCACTCATTGCTCACCGGGTTCATGGTGCGCTTGCCCGCGACGTGCAGGACGAAGTTGCTGCGAAAATCCCCTTCGTGGTCGATGCGCAGCCCGAAGAACCCGGAGTCGGCGAACGTGTCGAGCACCCGGTACTTCGTCCCGTGCAGGGTGATGAAGTCCCACTCCCGTGGCTGGATGTTCAGCGGCAGGTAGGCGTTGTAGCGCTCGATCCGCAGGTCCGAGGTGGACTCTTCCTCGGTGCTGCTCAGGAACTCGGTGTCGATGTAGCTCTTGGCCAAGACCGTGTCTACCAGCCAGCCTGGGTTCTCAGGCGGGCCTTGCACGACCTTGCGGGTGATGGTGGCCAGGCCGGAGGTTCCGCCAGGCAGGTCGGTCACCAGCTGCAGGATGGTCAGCGCGACATACGGGTTGCCGTCGCGGGCATCGGTGCGCTTGGTGCCGAGCAGGTAAATGTCTTTCGTACCCGGGTGCCGGATGGTCAGGCTCGGCGGGAACACCACGTCGTCGGAGGTGAACAACATCCGGCGCCGCGTGGGTTTGTTGAAGTTGCTCAAGAATCGGTCGGTCAAGTCGATACGCCCAAGAAAAGAGTTGGGGACCCAGGTCTCCGTTACCGGATTCCAGGCCTCCATCTTCTCGGTGAATTTCTTCGCCGCGATCTTCTTCAGCTTCATTGTGCGGTCGTCGCCCGTGGGGTGGTGACAGGGTCGCGATCAGGGATCACGCGGGTGAACATCTGGTACGGCATTGCGGTAGCCGGCACCAGCTCCAGGTCGGTCAGCAGACCGGCCAGGTGCTGGTTGGCTGTTTCCATCAGGCGGTCGGACATCCACAGCCAACCGTCCTTGTCGCTTCGCTGGCCCTCGTTGGAACCGTCGGTGTCCTTCTTGAGGACGAACACCTGCGCCATCCTGGCCACGGTCCCAGCGCAGAAATACTTCGCCACCAGCTTCAGCTTGCGCAGGCGAGCATCGCTCGCCTTCGGGCCTGTGCCGTCGGCAAGACCTTCCCAAACACCAGGCAGAGCCGCGTCGAGCTGGGCGCCGAGGTCGTCGTCCAACCCTTGTGCTTCGATCTTTTCGGCGTCGATGTCCGTGTCATCCACGGTCAATACGGCGAGGATCTGCTCGGTGCTGGTCAGGTCAAAGTACATGCCAAGCTCCTTACGCGTACTTCAGCAGGCGAGCAGCGATCTGGTTCGAGAGCCAGCCGTCATCGAGCAGGTACTCGGTGCCTTTGCCGGTGATCCAGGTGCCAGTCGAAGGCTGACGCAGGTCGGAGTGGGTGAGGCTTTCCACTTCCACCAGCTTGCGCTCTTTGACCTTTTTGCCGGCCAGGCGCGCGACTTCGTCTTCCTGAGCGAGGCGCTCACGAGTCGAGGTGGCTTCCTTGTCGGACTCCTGCCGGGCCAGCTCTTGGCGGGCCGATTCATTGGCCATGCGCTGCTCTTCGTCCTTGGCAGCTTGCTCAGCTTTGTCGTCTTCGATCTTCTGAAGGCGATCAGCTTCGGCCTTGTCGGCTTCAGCTTGCTTCTCTTGCTGCTCTTTCAGCTCTTGTTGCTTCTGAGCTTCCAGGGCCTTGGCCTGTTCCACGCGCTTTGCTTCGTCAGCAGTGGCTTCTTTGGTAGGTTCGTCAGGTTTTTTCAGTGCCATGATCTTGATTCTCCAGCAGTTTTAGATAGAAAGAAGGGCCGCCGAAGCGGCCCTTCCATTAGCCCTTAGGCTGCTTCGAGGCTGAGAACCGACCAGGCCTCGTCGTACAGACGGGTGGACATCTCGCCATAGTCGACGCGGAACCCGGTCGCTTTGCGCATCACGAACTCTTCGATCGCATCGTATGCAGCCGAGATGTTCACGAAGCGTTGGATGGCGTAGCGCGGGTCGAAGCCGACCAGCAGACCGGCACCGAACATGTCCGCCTCGAACGGCGTGATCTGTGGCTGGGTCAGACCCAGGTTCAGACCGCCCCACGGGGTCAGGATCTTCGAGTTGTCCTGGCCAACGTTCTTCGGCGCCAGGCCTTCATCGACGTTCAGCGCGGTGTCGATGTCGGTCAGCACTTGGCTGATGTTGGCGGTTTTGCGCATGCTGAACAGCCACTTGATGTAAGCACGCTTGGTGATCACGCCGTCAGCAGTGATGGTTGGGTCGAAGTCGCCAGCCTTGAGGATCGGCAGCGGAGTCATGTCCAGGTCAGCATCACCCAGGACCATGGACTTCAGCTGCTCACCGACGCGGCGGATCTTGTCACCGCGCGACTGAGCTTCCATCACGATACGCACCAGGTCGATGGTGGTAGCAGCCATCGCTTCGTTGGCGATCATCAGACCAATCGAGTTGGTTGGGATCTTGAACGATTTTTGGCCAGTGGTGATGGAGACCATGGTTTCCGGCAACGCCATCTGCACCATGCGACCGCTGCGGCTGCCTTCCGGTGCCGAAGTGTCGATGATCGGCTGCTCGGCTTTTTGGCCGTTCAGGTTGCGGCTGGTGGCGATGAAGGATTCCCAAATGGACAGGATGTCCGAGCCGTCGTCACGCAGGACGTTGGCGTTCATGGTTTCCAGAATCATCTGCGGGTACAGCAGGCGAGCGCCGAGCGAACCGTCGGAACCGTCCGGGCGGCGGAAGCCGTCGGCTTGGGTCATGCCGGTCATTTGAGCCATGGTCAGCGCAGGGCCGGTGCGATGCTCACCGTCCATCATGCCGGCGTTGGTCATCATCTGGTCGATCGGGTCACCCATGGTGACGTCGAAGTCGGAGGCGACGGTACGCAGGTACTGACGCAGGTTCATGCCCGCTTCAGCGGCCTGAGCATACAGCTCGACGTTAGCGTCCAGCTCCTTCTCGACTTGCTTGCCGGCCTCGAGGGCCACGTATTTCAGTTTGCATTGCATGGTTTCGATTCCTTGAAATGTTGGAGTGGCGTGTGGACCGTTAGGCCACTCGTTCCAAGAGGACGGTAGTACCCGCCGTGCCGTTGCCGTACAGGCGGATCACCTGATACTTCTGCAGGGTTGGGACGCCTTTCTTCACAGCCGGCAGGCTCTTGGTGCCCAGTGCAGCTTGTGCACCAGCGACCACGAAGTCCTTCACGACCAGGGCTGCGGAACCTGCAGCGACCACCGCTTCAACGCGGAAGCCGGTATCAGGGCGAGCCACACCGCCGACCACGAAGCCGTTGGCAGTTGGGCCACCGTCGATGTTGTCGAGGAAACCCCCGATCTCGTCGCCGTCGGCGGCCAGAGCGTAGTTCGACACGGTGCCGAGGGACATCAGCTTGCCCTTGTCCTTGTCGGTGTACAGCTGGCCTGCAGCCGAGCCCAGCTTGCAGGTGATGACGTTCAGGCGCTCAGGCAGAACAGTGAGCACTCCAAATTTAAAGTCAGCCATGACTGATTCTCCTTAGCGCTTCTGAGTGTTGAGTTGGGAAACTTTCTGACGCAGGCCCACCGAGAGTGGGGTCGTCGCTTCCTTGGTAGGAGTGGACGAGGACTGCTGCTCGGTCTTGAAGACGCCGGCCAGCTTGGTCTGCAGGTCGTTGAACTGCCCCAGGATTTCGACCGGGGAGCTTTTCTCGACCTGCGGGCTGCCGGTGGCGACCTGCAAGTTTTTCACCGCGCGCTGTGCAACCACGACCAGACTTTCGGTCTGAGACTTGGCTTCAGCCAGCGCGGTTTCGGCCTTGGCCAGGCGCTCAGTCAGATCTTCGACCTTCGCTTCCAGCTTGCCATTTTCTTTGAAAGCCGAGGTCAGCGCCGCGGCGTCGAAGCCGGTGGTGCCTGGCACGGTTGGCTCAGTCTTGTCGAGCTTGTCAGCGGCTTCCTTGTCAGCAGCTTCCTTGGCCAGCTTCTCAGCTTCGGCGTCGTCCAGCTCTTTCTGAGCAGCGGCTTCCTTGGTGGCAGCCTCTTCCAGGTCGGCCATCTGCTTGGTGTAGTGAGCCAACTCAGCCTTGGTGAGCACGTCTTTTGGAGCCGCGCCCGCTTCGATCTGAGCGATTTTTTCAGCGGAGATCTTCATCTCAAACTTCCTTCTGTCGCCAGTTGTGGTTGCGGACGCGCCGCGATCAATAAGGTCGTTCAGGGTTGCGATCCTGTCGACCAGCCCATTTTTCACAGCCTTCGCAGCGAAAAAGGTTTTGCCGTCAGCCCAGTCCTTGTAGTCGTCAAGACTAAGGCCGCGCTGTGCGGAAATGTGGCTGAGGAAGAACGAGTTGGTCTCCTTCAGATTTTCCTGCAGGTACTTCTTGTCGGCATCGCTCAGTTCCTCGTAGGGGTTGCCCACGGCCTTGAACTCGCCTTCCTTCAGTACGGTGAACTTCAGGCCCATCGTCTGTTCGGTGTTGGCGTAGGTGCGAACCACCGCGATCACCCCGATGGAGCCCAACTCAGCCATCTTGCTGGCGGTCACCTGGTTGGCACTGGACATGATCCAGTAGCTCGCCGAGAACGAAGCGCTGTCGGTGTGGGAACGAATGTTCATGCCCTCGCCCTGCAGGCGCTCCATGTGCTCGGTGACCGTGTTCAGCCCGCTGACCGCGCCACCGCCGCTGTTGTGGTCAATGACAATGTCGGTGTGGCCAGTCTCAGCCAGGATCGCCAGGGCATCATTGATCGCTTCGTAGCTGGTCACTTCACCGGCGAACCACCGGTGGTAGCGGCGGTAGGAGGCGACCAGCGAACCATGAATCTTCAGGACCGGAGTATCGCCCACTTTCTCCAGCAGATACAGACCTTTACGATTGATATCTACACCAAATACTGGGCAGAGTTCCTGGCGGTCATCGTCGTATGGGGAGTTGGAGTAGGCGTCCTTGTCGAACGTGTACTTCATCTCAAAGCTGGAGAACTTGTTGAAGGCCGCTTCAGTGCCCAGCCAAATTTCAACTGCCATGCCAGGCTCCTTATTTGTCGGCACCGCCGGACTGAGCCGGGGTGTCGGGGGTGAGTGCCGCGCCTGACGACGTGGTGCGATCGGTAGCGGTCGCGTCAGAAGCATCCTTGGCGTAGAACTTGGTGCCGGCCAGAACAGCTGACAGGCCTTGTGGGCGGATGCCGAGTTCCCAGCAAGCGTGGGCCTCGTTGATCACACCCCAGCTCAGCAGCTCGAGCACACGCTTTTGGCGGGTGCCGAAATACGCTTCCAGCTCGATGTCTGGACGCAGGTTGATTGGGTTGAATTCGAAGGCGACGTAGCCGTCGATGCCTTGCAGGCGGCAGGCCAGGGTCAGGGCGCGGGACATCGCTTCCTCCACCGGCGAGCGCGTGCCTTGCACGACCTGCAGGTAGATCAGGGTCTCGGCGTTGGACAGGCCTTGGCCACCCGATGCGCGCATGCCGCTGACCGAAGCCGGCGTCTTGAGCGAAGCCCCCAGCATGTTGGCCAGCACAGCTACCATCGGCGCGTAGTCGGCCTTGTTGCCACCGGTGTCCTCGACCGTGTAGGTCACGCTGTCAAAGGTCACCACGGCGTCTTCAGGCTCAAGGCCGGACAGCGCCTCGATCACCTGCTGGCGCACCAGGTCGAACAACTCACCCATTTTCTTGGGGTCGTGCTTGATGGTGTCGTCGGCGGCAGCCTTGATCTTGTCAGCGATGATGGTCGCGATCAGGCGGCTGTGGCCGGTGCGGTTCAGGGCCCGGTGCATGTCTTCGATAAAGCCTTCGAAGTTCATCACCTGGGACAGGCCCGGACGCAGCAGGCTGGTGGCATACGCCTCGTCGGCGTTGCGGTTGTGCTCGGATACGAAGACGGTGGGGATGTTCAGCTCAATGTCGCCGCCGTCCTGTGTTGGATAACGCCCTCCCTGGCCATCCGCCTCCCATTCAACAGTCGAGTAACCGATCGGCACCAGCCGCTCGGGGCCGAACTCCTTGTCCAGCACCAGTTCAACACCACAACCTCCTGTTGTGATGACATCCGTTTGAAGCGTCGACAGCAGCGATTGCATCCCTGGCTTATCGTTGTATCCCTTGCTGTAATCATGCAGCGTCGAGAATCGATCCATGATGCTGTAGGCCACGGACATGACTTCGGTGCTCATGGCCCCCGTTGCGTCATAGCCGGCCAATCTGAAGCCAGTACCCACCGAGATGGCCGCCATCGAGTTCGCCGCCGAGCTGAACATGCCGTTCTCACGGCACAGCAGGCGGATGATTTCGTTGACATCGGTTCGGGAGCTGACGTTGCTGATAGCGTTCAGGTTGAACTTTTTCAGCGTGTTGGTGATGGCATCGCCTTTCTTCAGGTCTGAGCCTGGGCGTTTGGCTCGCGCCTTACCCGCAAGATTTCGGGTCGGCAAAATAACCTGGGTACTCGCTGCCGCGTACCTCGATCCTTTGCTACCTGGTGTCTTGGTGCCAGCCATGGGCAATCGTCTTCCTTAGAGATGGCGCGAGTTTAGTGGGCCAACGGGCTGAAATACAAGGGTTCTTTTCTCGACAGTTCGCGAGGTACATGAGGTTATCCCACATACCTCGCTAACTAGCGGGTTATCTACGTTTGGCGAAGCCGAACATCCCGCTCAGCATGCTGCCCACTTCGACGTCGCTGCGGCTCTCCTCGGCAGTGCTGCCTACTTTCACCGAGGCCGTGCCTGGCAGGACACCCACCACGCTGGTGTCCTCGAACTCGTCCAGGGCCAGGGCCGCGATGTTGCAGTAGTTCAGCGAGTGCACCCAGTGATCCTGCTTGTCGGTCTTGATGAACTTCTCCACCACGTCGCCGAGGGCGTTGCGCTCGCGGATCTTCTTGGTGGTGCCCAGGTGCTTGAACAACTCGATCCGCAGCTCCTCGCGGTGCGGGTAGTGGTTCTCACCGTTGTTGTGCTGGCTCAGCAGCAGGCTCAGCGTCTTGGTCCGGTCGGCGTTGATGGTGTCGCCGTCATTCTTCAGAGCGATCGGGATGAAGCCTGGCACGTTGGTGTAGACCACCGCCTGGATGCGGCCGCCGCCGCGCGCCGAGATCAGGTCGTTGACCAGGGTGATGTCCGGACCGGCGTCGATGCACAGCTTGCGCATGCGGTAGTAGTCGAACCGCGCGATGACCTTGGGCAGCGCCGGGTCCTTCTTGGCGTTGACGATCTTCTCCATCCAGATGACGTGCCAGCCGCCCTGCACCTTGACCTTGACGGTCAGGTGGCAGGTCTTGCCGATGTCCATGCCGCCGATCGTGGTGACGTCGCGCATGATGGTCTGGAAAATCCAGAGGTCGATGTCGCAATACTTTTTGCGGTGCTCGTCGGTGATGATGAAGCTGTTCTCGGCATCGGAGTAGGGCAGGCCCACCACGAAGTTGTAAAAGTCAGCCTTGATCGGGTAACCCTCGAACTGGCGGATGATGCCGGCCGGGGTGTTGTACTTGGGCACGTCCCACGGGTACACCTGGTAGCTGTGGTCGTAGTTGTCAGGTTTCTTGGCCACCCACTGGCGACGGTCCTTGTCGATCAGCGAGGTCCACAGATCCTTGGCACAGTTGGGGCACTTGATCCACGCCGCGTTAATGTCCAGGCGCTCGTCGTCCAGGTTGTCGCGGCTGAACTCCATCAGCGGCTTGTCCCAGCCAGGCAGGATCAGGTCGCTGGTGAAGTCCGGGCACACCCAGGTCGCGCAGTGCTTGCACTTGCACATGTAGTAGCGCTGGTCGCCGGCGTTGAAGCCGACGTCGATGCCGAAGCCATCCACCGTCGGCGTCGAGAAGCGGTAGCGGTAGCCGCGGTTGCCGTTGCTGTCCACGGTCTTGGCGTGACGGATACGGGAGTTCAGCTTGCCGAGCACGCCGTCGTTGGAGAAGTCGATTTCGTCGGAGATGATCATCTCGGCCGGGACCGAGATCGCCGAGTTGGCGCCGTAGGTGCCCATGATGTACAGGTAGTTCTGGCCCAGCTTCTTCATGCCAGCGGCATCGGAGCCGGCCTTCACCAGCTTGGAGTAGAAGTCCGACTGCTCGATGGCGCCGTCGATCCGGTCCTTGGAAAACTTGGTGGCCATCTCCTTGGTCGGCTGGCTGAACATGATACGGATGTTGCGCTGCACCGCCATGATCGCCAGGGTCTTCTGCGCCATCATCTCGGTCAGCCCGACCTGAGAGCACTTGCGCACGTCGATGCGCTGCGCGGTGTCGTCGACGATGTCGATCTGGAATTCGTGGTCGTCGAAGCTGAAGGGTTCACCCTCGACGTAGCCGTGCTGCAGGATGATCTTGCTGAGGGACTTCATACCCTCCTCGCGGTTCAGCTGCATCCTGAACCGCGACGACACCGATCCTTGGTCACTCAAAAGGGTTTACTCCTTGGGTTTGACTACCACGCCGTCGGCGCCGGCCACCAGGCCTTTGAACTGGTCTTCCAGAAACTGGCTGCGCTCCCTGGCGCTGAACACCTCCTGCACGGACCGCGTCTGGCCGTCGAACTGCACCGTGATGTTGACCTTGGTGCCTGGCTCTTCAGGGTCAGCCGCATATACTGCAGGGTCGATGGCGCGGGTCTGGTGATCCGACCCTGCCTCGCCGAACAGGCCCTCCGCTATCCGGTTTTCAAACTTCCCGCCGCGTGCAAAATGACGTCGGATTTGTTCAGGTAAGCTCTTGTTATCATTGAACTCTTTGACAATTTCTTCCTGCTCCGGGGTGAGCGGGTTCCCCAGGGTAGAGTGCGCGGTAGGGCGGCCGTACTTCAGGGTGTGAAGCTCCCGCGCCACCAACGTCTGGTGCGCCAGCAGCTGGCGAGACAGCGCCTCGATGGTCTTCACAGCCTGGTCGAAGGTCGTCTGCAGCTGCTCGTGTTCCCGGTACATCACAAATGGATTCCATCTCATTTCCCTTCCCTCGCGGCCTTGCGTTCCGATTCCTCGAGGAGCAGCAGCACCTCGTCCTGTTTGTCCTTGGGCAGCGAGTGCACGACCTCCAGCAGACTGTCTTCCAGGCGCTGCACGCGGGACAGGGTCAGCACCTTGGGCAAGTCCTTGACCAGCATGCCGATCACCTTCATCGACATATTCAGCGCGTCCTTCACGCTGATGTCCAGACCGTGGTTCAGGCGCGGCGTGCCGTCGGGGTTGATCACCCGGGTGCAGACGGCGTCGATCAGCTTGAGCTGAGCCTTGAACGTCACCAGCACCGAGGCATCGAGCCCAGCCATCTGCTGCACCAGGGCGCGCTTGGACGACGGCGACATCGCTTCGATGATCTCCATCTGGATGTTCTCAGGCAGCATGTCGTGCTTGAGGTTCACCAGCAGCGACTGGATGCCCTCGTACAGCGGGCGATCGGCGTACTTGAGCGTGGCCATGCTGGTGACCGGGATCGGGCTGGCCATCGGCGGGTACTTAGTCGGGTGGTCATCGGCGATCGGCACGCCTGGCCCTTTCCCGACGTGCTCCAGCGTGCGGGCGTCGTAGTTCGGATCGTCCATCATATCCTTGACAGTTCTGCGCGTAGCCATCAGTAGTCCGCCTCTTTGGCCAGAAGTTTGCTCGGCGTGAAGTGCAGCAGCTCTCGCGCCGGGATGGTCGTCGGCTTGCCCTGGATCGGCTTGCTGTTGATCCGCGCCTTGCGGTAGCGCAGCTCGAAGCGGCCGAACTCTCGCAGCGTGAGCTTGTTGTGGTCGTTGACCAGTTGGTTGATCCCATGCAGCGTGGCATGGATGAAGACCTTGGCCTCGTCCTTGGTCGAGCCGGTGTTCTCGGCGACGAAGGCTATGAGGTCCTGGATGTTGGCGGTTGGCTGGGACATGGCAAGGAATCCGTTCGTTGAGTTGGGCGTCGGCGAGAGCTTCTTGCTCCGTTACAGCCTGGTGGCCGTTATCCGTGGGTCAATAGAGGATTAGGTACTCGGGGTCACGGGCCGACATAACTCGCAGGTTAGCGGGGTTTGCGGACAAAAGAAAGCCCGGGCACTATGACCGGGCTTTCAGTGTGTCAGTGATCAGGCTTATTCCCGCAACTTAGGATGGGGCGGACGGGTAGCTACTCCGTCGCGGTTCCATCAGCCCTTGCGCGTCATCCTGATCCCCAGCACTTGGTACGCTTCCTTTGGACCCCGGGCTTTTCCGCCATCCTGGCGCCTATTCGACATTTCGGCTTACGAGGCCTACTTCCTATCGGGCTTCCATAACCGCTCCGCACTTGCAAGAAAACGGAGCAGCCTGCGCGTGTTTGGTAGCGAAGAGTGGAATCGAACCACCGACCAGTCCCGTATGAAGGGATTACTCTGCCAACTGAGCTACTTCGCTATGTTCGGTCCAGGTTCCCCGAGCCAGACTTACCGGGGTTAGGTGAAACCTTTCGCACTGGCTTGCGCTTTCAACCTGGAACTATGGAAGGGGAGGTTGGGATCGAACCAACGCATACGGGGTTCAAAACCCCGGGTCTTAACCGCTTGACGACTCCCCCAAACTTTGGTGTCCATCCTTGGACTGGTCAACCCACAACCCGCAAACCCTTGAGCGTCAGAGCCCGCAATTTAGCGAGGTTTGTGGCCGTCGTCAACATCTTGTGTGTCAACTTTGCGCAACAGTTCCCGCAGCAGCGCCTCGCCCATGCGAAATTGCTGGCTGGCCATGATCAGCAAGTCGATGCTACCGCCCTCGATCTTCTCCATCTCGATGATCATCCGGTTGTGGTGGCTGATCAGCTGCTCGAGGCTTTGGGTGGCGTTGGCGACCAGGGCTGCGGTGTCGTTGCTGAACTCCTCGAGCATGCTGCCTGCCAGGTTACCCAGCGTCACAGTTCCACCAGGCATCTCTATTCTCATGGATACCGCAGCCCTGTCGGCCTTTGCGCGGGTCTCGGCCTCTTTAAGGATCGCGCCGGTCGTACCCATGATGTGTGCGATCTCGGAAGCTTCGCGTGCCCGCGCAGTGGGTTCGCTCACCTCCAGTGTGCCCATGCGAAAGCCTGGCTTCACACCGTCGAAGCCCTTGGTCTGCAACACCCCGAGGTCAGCCACCCATTCGAGGTCGAGGATGCTCCAGTCCATATTGCCCGGGCATTTGTAGGTCGGTTTTACCTCAGCGGTGCAGGTCTCCGGAGTGATCTGTACCTGGCCCTGCTCACCAGCCTCGCAGCGGTAACTGAACCGCGTGCCCTTGACGAACGCACCGCAGATCTCGACGGTGCCGTCCTTCTTCAGTCGCCAGCCCTGACCGTCGCCCTTGCCTGGCTCGGATTCGGGGATGAAGTTCAGGGATGTCAGCGCGTCATTTGGGTTGGACATGGGGAGTTTCCTTACCGTGGCGCCGGCCGACTGCGTAGCAGGCGGTGAAGGCAATGAAGTGGAAGGTATTGAGCGAGGCGGACCAGTCCCACAGGGTGTCTAGCATCATCCAAACTCCTACGAAAAGGTCGTTCATCTGCACTTTCCTCGCTAGTTGGCGAGCGGAGCATAGCTTCTGAGGGAAACGTGGGCAATAAAAAAGACCTCCTGGGAGGACTAGGCCCAGGAGGTCTCGGGTGTTGCTCAGTCAGGAACTCATGGTCGGGACTGACTGATTTGCAGCGGTGCAACCCTTAGGAGGTCCAAATTTAACTCGGCACCTTCTGGACGTCAATGTAATACGCAGCGCCGACCTCCATGCCGGCCGCCAGATCACTGCGCACGTTGTATTGCAGGTTGGCATACGGGGTGGCCTTGCCATACACGCTGTCCTCGTTCATCTCGTCCGCCGAATAGACGGCGCCGAAGGAGCAGCGGGTCAACGGGTTGGACTCGTCGCCGGGCAGCTGCTCCACACCGTGCAGTGTCATCTTCAACCGAGTGATCCGGTTGGCGAAGTGCAGGCCGACCGCAGCGCGGCGCTTGGCCGGTGGAATGGACTGCTGCTCAGCGGCGGTGCCGAAGGCGTCCTGGGCCGGGGTCTTGGGGGCCGGGTCTGGCTGAGGCTGGGCAGCGAAGGCCGGGGCTTCACCGGTGTACACGACGGCAGGCTGGGCGCCGAGGGCTTCGGAGCTGGGGATCGGGACCTCAGTCATCTCCACGCCGTTGAAGCGCTCGGTCACGCGGGCCAGGGTCGAGTTGTCGACGTCTTCAGGCTTGAGCGAGTAGGCCTCGGCTTCGGACAGCGGACGGTCCGTGTTGGCTGGCAGAAAGTGCTTGCCGAGGGCGAGGGCCTGTTCCTGCGTGTTGATGCCGTCGGCCTGGATCTCGGTCGCGTTGCGGGCCTGGACCTGAGTGTCGGTGCCGCCGACGGGGATCGCACCTGGTGCGGCCTTGGGTTGGGCTGAGGCACGGGCGGACTTGGTGACTGTGGGCTTGGGGGCGTCGGTCACTGTCGGCGAGGCTTTGGGCTTGCGTGCCTTGGTGGGGGCGGCTTTGGTTTTGGTTTTGGTCTTGAGTGGGGGTTTCTTGGTGGTGGTCATGGTGAGGGGCTTCCCTGTCGTGGGTGTTGTGGGGTGTGACACCGTCGGTGTCGCGGGGTTCGGCAGGGGACTTGCGGGCTAGCGTGCCGGGGTGGGTGGAGGATAGGGGGAAATTTGAAAAAAGTAAAAAATCCTAGGGATGACCCAGGCACTGTGGCACGTCACTCCCGTGCTAGAAAATGGGGGTGGGGTGCCTGGCATCGGCCCTCATTTATTTTCACTTTTCTTTCTTTTTCCGCTTGACCTTATGTCCTTATATCTCTAGTATTTGACATGTACCAAGCAACAACGAATCGCTTCACAGGTAAGGCCCTCGGGCCCTACCGCTAGGCCGGTCCTTTGCCCGCGCCTTGCCCGCTCTTTAACAATTCAATGCGTCACACTTGCGGATTCCCGCGACAACAATAACTCAAATAAGCAATTTGAGTTACGGGGAAGACTTGCCTGCGAGAACCTGACCAGCCTCAGGTTTCTATATGATCGTAGTCTTAACTTCCATACTGTATACGGCACTATCGGATATCCACACGGCCGATAGGGTAAACAGCAGATGCCCTGTATACGGTTTAACCTTTATCAACGGAATCGAGCCATGTTCACTCCCCACCGGGGTTGTTAGATACAGGTAAAGCCTAGTGATGCATTGTAGATTGTTACCACTCTTTAACATCCCTGACCGCAACACACTAACCGAGACGCACGGGGCGACGGCTGCTTATCCTTATACTGATACTACATACGCCACGCCACCGACATACAAACAACGGATAGTGAATGACTACAAGGGCCTACCCTACATGGCTAGGCCCGATGATTAGAACTAAGCATTTAGAATTAACAACCCCCTACCACTAACCCCTAGTGTGCTAGATCAAGGGCCCTTAATACCAAGGGCCCTTGCCATAACCCACTAGCAATAAGGAATAAGATCATGACTAAGCAAATCGAAATCAAAACCATCACAGTACAAGGCACCACTGTAGACGCCCGTTTGATTGCCGCCTACAAGAAGTCCTTTTCCAAACATGAAACAATCCTGTCTGTTTGGGCGAATGCCGCCGCCATACAAATGGCCCAACACGGCAACCGTAACTGGATCGACACTTTGTTCCAACTGCCGGTTATGACTTTGAAGTCCGGCGACTTGTCGAAACTGGGCACCGAACTTTACCGCTACATTAAAGCCCACTTTCCGCGCCTTGTTTGGGACAAAAAGTCCCACAAAATGGGCCTTGTGAAGTTGCAAAAAGAGTCGATTGTGGCGACTCACTTTGTAGCGGTCGGCGCCACTGAGGAATCCGACACGGTTAAACAAGTTGGTTCGAAGTTCTACAGCGCCTTCGGTGACTTCGCTTTGACTTTCACGGAATTCAAGAATCTTGAAAAGGCCGCTCCCGAGGAGACCGAGGAGGAGGCGCCGAAAATGACCGCCAAGGCGTTCGCCAACCAAGCCGAAAAGGCCCTCAAGTGCCTCAAGGATTCCCGCTTCATCGGCACCAAAGAAGAACTTTGGTCAGCGCTGGCCCACGCCAAAGCCCTGTACATGGCCCTCGACGCTCAATTCAGCGCCGAAGCCAACAAAGGCGAATCGGTCGACGTGGCCAAAGCCCTGCAAAGCGCTGGCGTCGGCACCAACGGCAACGGCAACAACAAAGGCGCCGACAAGCGTGCCGGTGGCAAAGTCGCCAAAGCGGCCTAACCCTAACCCTCAATCGGGGCGCCCAGCGCCCCACACACAAAAGGATCTCTTCCATGGCCGTTGCCGCTTTCTTGCTTGTGTTGTCGTGCTCTCCCGCCCCGGTGCAGCCGGGCATTGTTCCCCACGACCAGTGTTCACGGTCGGAGTTGCAGCGCTTTGACGGCGCGACCATGGCCGAAATCGAGAATTGCGCGACCATGGCCGACGCCTTGCAGCTAATGGGCCGGCAAGCCACTTGCGAAGTGGTGCCCATGGCCGACGTCCAGCCGGCCGCGGTGCAAATCAGCGCCCCGACGCGGTCCAACCTGATTTTCTAACCCCCACTCCGCAGACTGGAGCCCCTTGGCTCAGGCGTCCCCACGCCTGAGCCTTTTTTATTCGCGCGCGCCGTCTACGCTGTCAGCGAATACCGATAGGAAAGCTTCCAAACTCTGAAAAGACTTCGGAAATTTTCCCATAAGTATTTGTTACACAACGAATTTCTCCCATAAATCAGCAATAAGGAATACCCACCATGTCCATCATGTGCCGCCTGTCCGCCGCGATCAAAGCGCAAAACGTCGACCTGTCCGCCGACCTCGACCTGCCCCTCAGCCTGACCAATATCTACGCTTGCAGCGTGTACCGCTTCAACGGTCAGCACCCGGTGCACACCTTCATCGGTGCCATCCACACCGCGTTGGCCGTCAACAAGCTCAGCGACTGGTGCGAAACCCACCACAACTTCCGCCCGCTGCGCAGCACCGCCAAGACGCCGGTGCGCCGCCTGAAAATGAGCGACCTGATCGAAAACCCCGGTGCGTGGGACATGGCCCTGCAAAACGCCAAGGAGCAGGGTGACGCGGGCATCGTCTACGCCCTGCGCCAGCTCCCGCAGTGGATTGCGCAGCAGACCGGTGTGCCACTGCCGCAGCTGGACAACTACGCCACCAGCGGCCTGGTAGGCGCCCTCACTCAAACCCTGTCCCGTCTCACTCGAGGAGCGCAGGCATGAACCGCAACAAGGATGCGCTGACCAGCCGCGCCCACATTTGCAGCGCGGTGCTGACCCTCTACGAAATCACCAAGCTGCTGCGCCTGGCACGGGCCGACTTCGAACGCATGTTCACCGAGGACGTCACCCGCTATATCAGCAGCGATCGCCCCAATCTCCATGCCTACGCCGAAGGTCTGCGTGACGCCTACCTCACGGCGATCATCAAGGATCACTGCGAGTTCGTGTATTCCATCGAGGGGCAGCGCTTCACCCCGGCTGAGGCGGTGCAACAAGGTGGCCGTGCAACCGGCGTCTGCGGCTACCAGTGGAAGGACAGCGAGATTGACTTCACGCCCTTCAGCAAGGAGGTCGACTTATGGGTCTGATGGCGTTTCTGCTGAGCATGGGGCTGTCGGTGCCGCTGGCAGCCCTTGTGACGCTCTGTGGCGCGTTTTGCGCCCTTGTGCTGCCCGGAGTGGCGCTGTGCGGCGTCATGGAGCGTCGGGCAGCGCACAGGGCCTGCCCGCGGCGCGGTGCCACCCGAGTCCACAACCCTGGGCAGCCATGAAGGTGTTGGCTCTCGTTTACCGAAGGGAAACAAGAAAATAGTGTTGTCAAGAGATTCCAGACGAACGGCTGTATCTCTTACTCTTACAGAGTTAACAAGAAGAGGGGGTATAGAGGGGGTATGGGGGAGATATAAGGGATCGCTGTGAGGGGAGTATGGATTGCTGCTGAGACCCTGATATAAATCGCCAGTTTCAGCCACTTTCAACAA